AACCTTTCTTCAGTGCTATGGACACTATCTCCTATTCCAAGTAGGCGTAGGGTATGTACTTAAAAATGCTCTGCATCCCCCGGCGGTAATTGTAGTGCATCAACTCTTGGATTTCTCCGCATATCACAGCACCTTCCACCCGCTTCCCGACAGGGACCGTTCTCGTATTGCTAACGCTAGTTCGGTAGGACTAGAACCACCCTTGCTTATCACAGCACTTCTCATCCTGCGGGTCACAGTATCTGTTGATTAGACAGAACGTTGAATTTGTTAAAGTAGCAGCACCACGTTATTGCTGCCATTCACCCGAATTAACAAGCTCGAGCGGGAGTCGGTAAGTTACTTGGGATACCGGTCCAGTTTAGTCGCCTCAATGGACCCCTGCAGTTCCCCGCAGGGTGGGTGTCGAACCCATCACCTTCTACTGCTTTGGTTCTTCGAAGAAACCTAGACAGCGTGACTTTCTCTTGCTAACACTCTAACAAAACTTGGCGCCCCTAACAGGAATTGAACCTGTCTACGTTCAGCTTCAAATCTGACTCGCAACACAGTCCAGGGCATAACTTGGCGCAGAACATTTCTGTTTTTATCCGTGTCCAGGAATATTACTCCAGACAAAAACTGCATAACTTGGGGCATCATGTGGGATTCGAACCCACGCAAGAAAACCTTGAAGATCATTCAAGGTTGAGGCAAACCGCACCCCGTTACATCCTATAACGCCATAAACTAATCAAGAGCTTGTAGACCAAACTACAATTTACCGGTTTCTAGACGAACTCTTAAACTTGGTGCCCCAGAGGAGACTCGAACTCCTAAAATTTGGTTTCTAAGACCAACACGTATACCAATTCCGTCACCGGGGCAAAAACTTGGCGATGCGTGGGAGAGTCGAACTCCCGTCTCTGGATAGACAATCCAGGATAATGACCGTTATATGAACGCACCTAAATTTGGTGGACAGTAATGGATTTGAACCACTGCGCTTTTTACAGAACGGATTTACAGTCCGTCGCCTTCAACCACTCGGCCAACTGTCCTAAACTTGATTGCACCGCAGGGAATCGAACCCTGCACCCCCCGCATCGCCTCTCGGGTATATCTTTCGATACTAACCTGTAACGCTTCCATTACGCCAGGTGCAAAACTTTGGTAGAGCATAGCGGAGTCGAACCGCTCTTAGTGGACTGAAAACCCACTGTCCTAACCGATAGACGAATGCTCCAAATTTGTTATATTGAAACACACTCGGCTCTCCTTACAACCTTATTTCTGTCAATTCAGAATGCACCTGGCTCAAGTCCAGCGGATCCCCTTGGTTGTTTGTATCTGTCAATTCAGATTGAAAATGTGTTTCAATATAATTTCTTGCCGTAGCAAGAAAAAATATCAGTAAATTTTTAAAGAATTCTACTCAGCTACTCGATCGTTTGCTGCTGTTATGTGTGTATTATAGCACTGGTGCGATTTTGTGTCTACCAGCGCCATAAAAAAACCCGCCTAGTTAGCGGGTCTTTGTGAATGCAGTACTTTTGTTAACTACACCGGCAAAGACCCTGAAGACAATCGCTCTCATAGGCCAGCTCTGGGCTGGTTGGTATTAGATTGAGTGTGAGTACAGTTTGCATCATCATAGTGTAGTATATATGCCTTTGCGACAAAAGTCAACTATTTTGGCAAAATTTGTGGCAGTTTTTATTCTGGAATCACAGACCAACCCAGACGAGCCAGGTCTTCACGGACATCATCAGTCACTGTGCTTTCGCTCACAAACGCTGTGCTTTCCTTGTGGGCCATCTGCTGCTCTGGAGTCAGCATGTTCCACTCAGATTGTTCCTGGCTGGCTTCATAGCCCTTGATGCCGCTACAGTACCAGTCAATGTAGTCACCCTCGCCACGCATGTCAGCCACAATGCCGCCAGCATAGCGCCACGAACATGACCAGACCTGATCTTTCAGTATGGGCCATACTTCTTGTTTCTGGAACTGGTTGTTGCACAAGGCAGCATAGAGATTTTGAGCGTACACTCTGCTTTCTTGAACCTTGGCAACCATCCAGTCTGCGGTACGCAGATCAAACTCCAGGTTGTGTTTTTGCCACTCGGGATCCTGGGCATGTTGATCAGCCTGGGCCCGTGCATCATCATAGAGTTGGATCACGGCCTGTACATTGGGATCATCAAGATCGCGACCTTCTTCAAGACGACGCTCAATGTACTTGTCTTTCTGGAAAGTGTAACGATCTGGACTGCTAGAAATCATATGTTCTTTCATGGTGCAAGCAAGAGATTCTAAGTCTCTTGTGTTGGGACTTGTTCCGCAAGTCCTGAGTAAATTTTTCTACTACTGAATTTAACTATTTCTTCGGCGGCAACATCTCGCATTACTACCATTCCGGGATATATAATTGCATTGTTTCCTACGCTCATAGATGGAAATCCTAAAAATCTTGAACCTATTAAAGCAATAACATTTTCTCCAAATGTCACGTTACTACCTGCAGTACTAGCTCTTTGGAACGTAGTATTTTTTCCTATCACACAACCGTGTCCTAATCCTGCCAATGAATGCATTATACAGTGATCGTGAATCACAACCTGGTGAGAAATCCAGGACGAATATCCAATGTATACTCCTTTGCCTAACTTGGCCCCGGGACTGATTCTGCATTGAGGATCAATAATATTTGCACATGGCAAATTCAATTGATCAACTAGATCGACAAATTGTCTGCGGCGTTGTATAGTGCGAGGCATTCCAGCAACTGCCGTTGACCCAATGAAAAAATCATACTTGTCAGCAGCATCAGAAAAATCAAAATCATCTTCTCTACCAACATAAGGTATGCCCTGATAGTCTGTGGTATTGCCGTAGTAGTCACTATCGACGATTCCTGCAACACTTTGCCCATTAAGATCGCAAGTCTCTGCAAATTCTGTAATTTGCTGGCCGCTTCCCAAGAACATAATTGGTTTGTTCATTATCTCATTCTGTTTTTGTATTTAAAAGAAACCCGCCAAAGCGGGTTCTGAGTTTCTGTTACGAGGTATGTCTTACCCTAGATTGCTTTTTCAAGCAGCCAATGCGAACTGTGAGTCGTTTGCTTTTACTTTTTTTGTGTCTACGGCCGAAATACTCCAACCCTAACGGCTTCTACATTGCCGAGTAGATCTTGTCAATACTTGTTGCCCTGTCGAATCTTTTCAAGCCCATCAAAAACATTTTGTAGTTAGAGCCGTTTTTATTCTAACCTTATGGTATTTGACTCATCTTTCGATGGTTACAAAATGTTTATGGTGGACCTGCCGGCATAATGCTAGCCGGGTCCAGAACTTCTTTCTATCAAAGCGTTAAACTACCATACTCGTTCGCGACATACTTGATTTAAGTCTGCCACTACTAAAACCTTTAAGGACATATTCTTGCTGTTTTTCAAGTAAGATATAATGCTCCTTAACACCATTATTTACCCAAAGTTTGGTAGGAGCATGGCCTTTCTTGCCCCTTGCCCATCCTTGTGGAATAGTATCATTTATTGTAATGCGTTTTACTTCTTTTGTCAATATATTTGAAATCCAAATCTTGCCATACTGACTATTCTTATTGCCTACCGCATTTTCACTCTGTTGTTTTTTTCTTCTTTGCATTTCATCTTCAGAAATGTTCAACCAGCTATTATTATTTTTAGATCTGTTGGATTCTACTACTTTGCTGTGCCAATTTTGCCACCACTCTGTGTCGTTGAACTTTTGCTCTGCTATAAAATCGTTCAATCGTTTTGCGCCTTTTACGCCGCCTTTGCGTGAATTAGCACTGTGTTCTTTGCTACCGTTGTAGTGATCCCATCCTCCTGTACCACCTTTGTGCATATTGTAAGTGTTGGGTCTTTTTACAAAATCTTCAGTGACCACTTCTGCTTCTTTGTCTGCCATTTCTTCCAATGACGAGCAGTAGTATAAGACTTCTTTCTTGAAGTTTTCTATACCGTATTTTTTAATAGCGGCTGTTATTTGTTTCCCAGAGCCGTAATATTCGTTTTCAGAAGGGTGTTTGGCAGATTTATGTTTCCCGACATAGATTTTGTCGTTCAACAAGTTTGTTATTTGATAGACATAGTAATACATAAGTGTATTTATGTCAGACGACACTTCGATGCCGCTTAAAAGGACCCGCGTCCAGAATCCTTTTCTATCTACTTCATACAGTCTTAACTTGCAGTATATATTTATTCTCGTATGCTGTCAAGTGGGTTTGAGTCTATTGAATCAGATCCAATTGTGCCAGCACAAACTTGTAGATGTTTGGTCCAATGGTGTTTTGCGCTGCTTGAAATTGATCCCGGTACTGTGCATGTATCTGTTTGGCGTTAACAACAAAATCTCGATTTTGACTCAACATACAATTTATTTTTTCAGAAAAATGTTCATGTGTCAATGGATCTATTTGATCAAAATCAAGATTCATAAATTGTGACAGGTCAACATCGTAGAATCGCTGAATGTAGCTCATGCATCCTGCAGGCCCTAGAATCAAAAACATCTTGCCCAGCAGCGCAGGCCACACGCTTTTTTCAGTGGCAAAAAAATTGGTCATAGTAGTTTCGGGTATGATGGCCAGAGGATAGTTTATGTAGGTTCTTTCCAGGTGAAGAAAGTTTTGCGTATTGCAGCTGAGCCACACATTGTTCTCAAAAAATTGTGCAGCCATTTTGTCATGATCTCTCCTGGGCGGTGTGCCATACGGGGCATGCGATTCGATCTGCACCTGTTGACCAATTTGATATTTGTCCGAGTGATACCAGTCGTGCGAATCTTTGGGCACAGTAAGCAGTCCGTATTGATCTAGACCATGATCTACCAGGGCTTCCAGCAGTTGCTTCCTAAAAGGTTCGTACTTGCCGGTCACGGTGAAAAAATTACTAGTGGGATCTTGATAATGTCGCCGTGACAAAATTATAGTAGGTATCCGAACGCGTTTGATGTAGTTGTACACCAAGCATTCATTCAAGATCAACCAAGGCAATTCTAGTATTTTGCATTCAAGTCCGTGCTGATCCTGATATATCAACTTGATTCTTTTTGAATCGTATTGTGTTAGCCAATACACCGCATGGTCTTGGTAGCGATTCACTATTGCAGTTAACTGATGATTTTTTTCATAGTACACATGCTCATCTTCTACCAACAGTCCAACTTTTTTGCCTGACGCAAGCGCCGATTCAATTTGGCCAGACAAGTCACTGTAGTCCACGTCCCGATGATGGTGTTTGACATTGCCGTAACAATCAGTGTTTTTTTTAAAATCCAGTCTGATTTCAATCAGTTCAATGTCAGGTCTGTATTGACCGATTAGTCCGGGTATGTAGTAGCCCCACTTCAAGGCTGTGCTGGCCAGCTCAATGTCTTGGTAGGCGGGCCAGTAATTTTTCACGTTTTTTTAACTGATCATTGTAGATATTGGCCGCGGCTGAGAAACAATGCATCTTCTGCATCTAATAGATCCCACTCTGCTTCGGTCAAGTTGTTTTCGTCCAAGGTCATAATATTCTGGGACTCAAAATCTTCAGTTGTCATGTTGCTAAATGTATCAGTAATCTCTGCCATCAGCTGGTCTAGTTCTTCTTGGGTGCCTTCAAAGGTGTCAAACGCTCCGGGGGCAAATTCCACTTGCAGTTTTTTAATTGTGCTCATAATGTTCCTTTTGTTGTGGTACGAGTAGCCGGAATTGAACCGGCATGCCCTTGCGAGCGAGAGATTTTAAGTCTCTTGTGTCTACCTATTTCACCATACTCGCAATAATCTTTTTGTTTCTTTGTAATTTTTACTTTAACTCAAAATCTCTAACCATGTATGGTCACCCATGTACTTTACTTGTGTCTGGTATTCATAGTCTTCAGGAGCACTACTTGACCAATCGTCGGGGCCGTTTTGTGTCAGCAAGGTATGTTGTCGACGCCGGTTCCACACCAACCAATACTGTTGTCCCATAACAGGTTGAAATTGGTACACTGCGGCATGCACTGCATCTGTAACATCTAGTCTACGCTTGATTGCTTGTGCTTGTTTTTCTAGTACTGCAACCAGTTCCATGATACGATCGTGTTCTTGTTGTGCATACATCCTGGCATGATTGATCATTAGATCTTTTTGCTGTGTGACAGGCACCAGATCAAACTTAGGACCACCAGCTTCAGTTGGATAAGGTGTTACATTGCGATTAAAAAATGGAATCAATCCGCCGGTTGATGTAGAGTCGTAACTGTCTTTGCCTTTGACTAGGTTTGATTTTTGCTCCATACCATTACTTATATTCTGGTCCGGCGTAACAGAATCGAACTGCTATTAGGGGAGTAGAAATCCCCTGTATTATCCATTATACGAACGCCAGATGTTTGGTAGGACCTGAGTGATTCGAACACTCCACCAACAGATTATGAGTCTGCTGCTCTAACCTAATGAGCTAAGGTCCCTAAATTATATTCTAACAGGAAAATTATTTAGTGTCAACAGTTTTAAACAACTGTTCAGAGTCACTTAAATGATCAGTTTTGATTTCTCTCAGATCCAGGTCAAACAAGGCAGCAATCGAATTCTTGTAGGTAATGCGTTTGTTGTTCCAGTCGCGGATGGCAATGGCTCGCCGGCCAATCTCGTCCATGGGCAACAGGTGCTCTACGCCAGATTTCAACTGCCATTCCAGATCCCAGATACGATTGTGTATCACAGTGATTTCTGCAATGTTGTGATCCAGCACAGCTCGTTGGCCCTGAGTTAGAGTGCCAATCAGTTGCTGATAACGTTGTTCATACCAAGACAGTTCGGCTTGATTGCCGCCCTTGGTTCTTTCAAATTTGATCCGGGCAATGCACAGTCGATCAATGAGTTCTAGTACAGGTAAAAATTCCATAGTGTGTTACTTATCAGTAGTTTTTTCAGCAGACACATTGTGACAAAGACCTTGTCACAATCTTGTACCCGGAGTAAGGATAAGTCTCCTGCAACCATTCCAACAGACCTGGCTCCCAGGGTAGCTGTATGGTGTTGTTGTGGTTGGCAATATACATCAGTAAGTTTCTTTTACAATGTCAAACTGATCAGCAGGCCATTGTGCCTTGAACTCATCTGTTCTGACGTATTCATTGTAGCTCTTGGCTTCAAAAAACACTTTTTTAAACACGCTCAGGTGCTTGCCCTTGGGCAAGACTGTGAGATAGATTGATTTTGCTTTGCCAGCCATGTTGATTCCTTTTGATTATTTGCTTGGGGTATGTGTGGAAGATTTAAACAAGAAGCCACACAACACAGTCAGCCCCCAGGCCTGCAACCAGGACACTTCACTAACTCCCGCAACAGCGCCAACCAAGCAACCGTTCCACAGCAGATACACAGGCAAACTCAGCAAAAAGCTCAGCAGCAGTAGACCCGCAATACCAAACATAATTGTGCCGACGATGGTGGTAATTTGTTTCATGATGATTCCTTGTTGCAATGAATGTATTATAACACGGTTTTACAAATCTGTCAAGACCCTACGGAGTGTCCAACGAGCATCTATTCTGCTGGCAAACCAGCGGCTCAACGCTCTTGAATCATCCTGCAAGAGTCCGGGCTCAGCACCTGTCTTGCCCCCTCTAAGTATACTCATATCAATTCTCCTGTAGCATCGTTGACACAGCCGTAGTAGACTGCCTGCAACTCTTCACCTTTTTGCTTTGCTCGACCGTTACGAATGTCTACCCAAGTCAGTGCATTAAAATGTGATTCAAACTCTTTTTCTTCCTTGACCTTTGTCAAGTTAGGTTCACCCAGTTCTACGGGGTGGACATAAACAATGTGTACGAATTTTGTCATTTCAACTCCTTATGCAACACCACGAACATCTGTGTTCAGGTTGGGTTTCATATCGCGGATCAAACCACGCTCCAGGTTGTGGGCTTCGGTCTTGCCGCGCACCACAGCCATCACACGCACAGTGAATTTGCCAACGCCACGAGCTCGCATGGTCTCGTACAGCATCCAGCTCTTGTCTTCAGAACGCATGCGATAAAAGTGCTTGCGGCAACGAGTGATCACTGATTTCTTCACAGTGCTTTCGGTCTTGGCAGTAACACCAATGTAAAAATCAGCGCCAGACTCAATCATGTAGATCACATGAGTACGATCGGTGCGCTTTTTACGGGCTAGTGTTTTTGTGTTCATGTGTATATTATAACCGATCTTGCGTTTTTGGTCAACCGTTTTTGCACATGAAAAGTATTACTACAAAATTACTACTTTTTGGGGTTAAAAAGTGTTGTTTTTATGCAACTTTTTCAATGCTAGCACGCCAGTAGCATTCTGGGCCGCCACAATCTTGGCGATATTTGTAGGCTTCTGCTTCTTCCAGGGTGGTAAAATACCGGATGTCGTCGGGGTCAACTCGTTGCACACCACAGTCGTATTCTGTCACTGTGACTTTGTACAGTGTGGAAAGTTTGACTTCTGCCATTTTGAGCTCCTTTCACTTGGGTCACTAACTACTACAATTACAGTATAAGCGATCTGGGGTTTTTGGTCAACCTCTATTTAGGCCCCGGGTAAATTTAACAATGTCCCCATACAGTGCAAACGCACTGGCTTCTCGACCATCAAAAAATACCAAGCGAGGCTTTTTGCCTAGTTGTATAAAGTATGGATGAGTCAAGTGTTTGTTCAGTGCAACCAACTGCCCCGGGTTAGCTGGTGTACCTACAGGAACATCAAATTCGTAGCTTTCGATACCCAGCTGTTTGAACACTTGATATCCTTCGCAACTCAAACGTAGGCCGCCGTCGGGACGAATATCTTGCCACCAATCTTTTAAAGCTATTTCCAAACTCAAACCGTGATCGCTGGGCAACAGCGACAGCATGTGCCTGGTATAATCTAGTTTAGACAGCATTGGGGAACACTTGGGTTCCCTGTGTCAACACCACCACAGAGAACTTGTCTGTTTTGAATTGTGTGTTGAGTTTGCGAGCTAGATTGATAGCATGTCCTGGATTTGAAAAAGATACTTTTTTGTACTTGGGTCCAGGATACTGAGTCAGCATGTTTGAAGTTTTTAAATTGATAGGCTTTGACTCATAAAACACTGCCCATACGCCTTCGCTGGCCAGCACCTGCTCAGTTTTGTAAGTCTTCTTGTTTGTGTTCTCAATCAACACTTGAGGTTTGGGTCTACTCATACATTTATTTATCACATAAACTATGTACTTTTAAAACCACCACCAGTGAGTTCTACGGTAATTACTTCGTCTTTTTGGGCACCAGGTGCTTTGTTATGCAACTGTTCCAGCGTCAACAACAACTTGGTAATGTCGCTGTGCAAGTCCTTGGCGTCTCGCATGCTCATGACAAAGTCTTTTTGACCACGACTTTCGTGTGCTTTGATGCTGTCAACAAAGCGATTGATGTGTAAACTCATTATTTGATCTCCTGTTGCATTTGATCACGCCATTGAATTGCGTCTTCTTCGTAGTCAAAATGCGGACTGAGTTCTAGATCTTCATTGTGATCTTCGACCCAGACCCAGCAATCGTCGTATTCATCATTGATTAGTCGCATGGTATTTCTCCGTTGAGTCTGTATATTATTTCTTCAAGAACGGCGTAAGCTCAGGTGCTTTCCAGCCCATGGGCTTGAGTACCTTGCCATCTTCACGCTTGCGCACCTTGCCGGTGTCTCGATCAATCTTGGCAAAGTTTGTGTTCATAACTTCTTTCCAGGCACCTTCGCCGTTGAATCCAGCACTATGTATAGCACCAATGGTGACCACCAGGATGTCAATCAAGGCGTCCAACTGTTCAGTCATGTCGTCGTCTGCCACTGCTTGTTTGAGTTCAGCATGTTCTTCGTCAATTAGATTCAGATACATCTTGTACTGAGAAATTGCATACGCATCAGTTTTCTGATCACATGCTCGCATAAATTTCTCTTGATCTCTAAACGGATTTGTCATTTGCTTGTTCCTTGGTGTGAAAAGGGCCTTGATAGTCATATCGTTGTAGTGCAATCAACTTGGGATTCTGCACAGTCTTCCAGTCACGATGTTGTTTGACTCGGTACCATCCAGCAGCATACCAGCTTTTGCTTTTGGTGTCGCGGGTGAACAACGGCAATCGGTGTTTCACATCCCATACAGGATTGTACACACGTCCGGTGACTTCAAACCCATGCACCTGGTTGGTGACTGGCTTGACACTGGATAACTTGGTAAATTCAATATTGGCCTCGCGACCAGCCATCCGGATGGTTTTGTAGCCGGCCACACGGTTCTGTATCTTTACAGTGACTCCAGATTCATCTGCTTCGATTTGCCCAACCTTGCGGTTGTCCTGTTTGAGGATCCAGTATCTGTCGGGAATAACTGGTTTTGCTTCGATCATTTTAATACTCCTTGGTATGTTGTGTTCAGCCAACGACCCATGGCATCTGCATGGTCGCTGAGTTTGACAAGATCGTACTTGCCACAGAATTTCAAAAAGTGTGCACCTACCATGCCCACATCTTTGTGACTGACTTGTTCGCGAATGGCAGCATCTACCGCGGCCTTGACATCATCGGGCTGTGCTGTGAGATCGATCAAGGTACGGTTGCGTTCGTAGTCGTCTAGCACTCGGTGTTCTGCTTGCTCGTGGTCAGACCATCTCTGAAGCATGAGATTGTTCCAGGCATAACCACGGCGATCACGGTCTTTGAAAGCTTCAGTCAAGCCCACCTGATTCTTGGTGCCTTTTACTCGCACACCAGGATAGGCCGAAAACACATTGTCACCTGGGTCGCCACGCATACATTTCATGAACAATGCCCAATGCTGATAGTCTGCAGGTATTTCAAACTTGGGGTCAGGCTTGCCTACTTTGATTTTACTGTTGCTTTCAACAGTGAATGCCAGGCGGCGACCACGATTGTCTGTGACACCGTCCACAGCAAACAAGTGTTCATTGATGCCGTTGTAGAGTTTGACATTGGGTGCAATCATTTGCACAAAATCTGAGTCTGAACTCACAATCACATGTTCGTCTTGTGGATGCAGTGCGATCCAGCGAGCAATCACATCGTCTGCTTCGGCAGTGGCACAGCGTATCACACTGCAATTGGTCTTGGCTGAGAGATACTGGGTCATCAAATCATAAGTCTCCCAAAACATCTTGTCTTCTTCGGATTCAGTCTCAGTCATGGCACCACGTGCCACAGCACGGTTGGCCTTGTAGGGTTTGTACACGTCTTTGCGCCACGAGCGACCTTCCAGTGCAAACACCACGTGGTCTGCTCCAAGATCACGAGCAACCTTGTTGGCACTCATAAAAGTCAGGTGCAGGGCAAAACCCAGCTTGGTCCATGTGTCACTGGCACGATGTGCTTGATGCCTGGCACGAAAGAACATGTTAGACGTGTCGATTAGCAGGTATTTCATTGGTGCCTAGTAGTTGGTTATCTTTAATGTATTGTAGCACACGTTCAGCCCAAAGTCTATGACTTTTGGCATCAAAATGATAACTTTTGGCATTGGCATAGGTGCCACCGTTGTTTATTAGCCAATTATGATAGGATTCTTCCCGAACATACGGATACATGTAGTATTTGCCCCAGTCGAGTTGATCCTGGATATCACTAAATGTACTGTGGCCACTAAAGAACAAATGTCGCACGCCTAGCTGTTTGAGGTACAAATGCATTGCCCAAATTTTATCATGTGCATCAAGAGTTTTACTGGGCCAATCTACATTTACCACATAGTTTTTGTAGCGTTCTTGTAGTTCAGATGGCACAGTGTCTATTCCGCTAGCATTTACTTGATACCATGTGCCATTATGCAACCATTCTTCTCGTTCCCAAGTGGTCCATTGCAAAATTACAAACGTATTTGCCAATTGTTCTTGATTGTGATTGATCCATTCTGTGGTGGTTCTAATAACACGATCGTTGCTGCCGCCCGAACTGGCCTGACATATCAAGTCCATGCCCATGGCGTCTGCTATTCTTTTGCCGTAACTAACTGCCAGGTTAGCAGGATGCGGCTCAGCTCCAGTTCCCCATAGATCACCGTCATCACATGACCAGGCGTATTTGACCAACGCCTCAGCGGCTGCACTATGGCTACAACCATTAACGTACAAGATCATTTGTGTGACAGTGCCTTGTGACTTTCGGCAGCAACCACACGCTTGCGTAGACTACTGCTGGAGAAACTATGGTCTCGTCCGTTGAATACCAGTTCAATTCCTCGCAGGGCACCTTCGGACCGACCACTAAAATCCTGATGCTTGTATTCTACACCCAGCACACGCACATCAAGTGGCAGAATCAACAACAGGTCAATGAGATCTTGTTCAGTTTGATACACCACAACTTCGTCCACATAACGGCAAGCAGCCAATTGTATCTGTCGTTCCACAATGCTTTGTATAGGTTTGTTTTTGGTATCAGGTCTGTCAATTGTGGGATCAGTTTGCAGGCCGCATATCAAATAATCGCAGTGGTTCTTGGCTTCTGACAGCATGGCAATGTGGCCAGCATGCAGCATGTCAAAGGTTGAGAAAGTGATGCCAATTTTCTTTCCGTCTTGTTTGAGTTGTTTGATGTGATTAAATATCATACTAAATCTTTAAACATTAATTTTCTGCCTGCCTCACCAATTTCTTGATCAAAAATTTCTCGAGTACGTTGCATCATAACACAAGCCATCATCAGCAGTTCTTCGCGATTGTCGCACATTAGGATTTGTTTTTCTATGGGTAGTGCCAATTCTTGCATGCGCTCTTCGACGTTGTACATGTTTATGATACCTCGCTGCGACCGTTGCCAATGTCAGTGCTGCGTACCCAGATGCCTGATTTGTTTATGGCCTGCTCTTGTTCCCAAGTTTCCATCACCACATGGCGGCACACGTTCTGAAACCAGCGATCCATAATTTCTGTGTCAGTGTCGTCTTTTTTGATCATGTAGCCAGCTTTGACCAGTCGAGCAATAAAGATTTCGTTCCAGTCTAGTTCAAACGCACCTTGGTGCAAGTTTTCGGGGTCAACGTCCATGCGCAAGATAGCAACATAAGGCTCGCCTTTTTCAGTTGCAAGCTCTTTCTCACTCTTGACCGGAGGCTTGGCTTTTGGTGCCCTGGGTTCAGGCTTTGGGGGCACTAGGCCACCTGCTGCAGGCCGGTCATTGCCAAGCCACTTTTTGATTTTGTTGAACATTTATTTTCCCCAGCCATTGCCCCAGATATCCACATGCAATCGTGGACTGTACCAGTAGCCACGTTTAAGTGCTTCGTCGGCCACGTTAATTCTGTTGCCGTTATACACTGACACCACGCCGCCAACAGGCATCACAAACACAGGGCCTGCAAATTCACGACTGCGATATTCGGCCACAGCACGATCCAGTTCGTCAAAGTCCGCAGGCTTTTCTACCACAAACTTGAGATAGGTCACACCGTAGGATTCATAATCCCAGACCACATCAGGCCGTATAGCATCTGCCCAAGCTTCGCCACTCACACTCAGCTTGGGGCTGACGCTGAAAGTGATCTCACCAAACCAGTTGGCCAGATACTGTTTGAAATCTCGAGTGAGTTCTTGGGTACCATTGGTTTCAAATGTGATATGCCGCAGACCACGTTCGGCTAGAATATCCAACAGTTCTGGATAAGCACGTTGCCAGCCCAGCAAGGGCTCGCCGCCAGTGATTACCAAGTGCACGGGATTGCCGTTGGGCTGTTGCCACACACCATTGGGCAACAGTTCAGTCATGCGGTCTGCCAGTTCTTGTGCAGTGTATGTGGGACTGAGATGTTTGAAGTCTGGGTGCCATGACGCATAGCTGTCGCAGCCAGTTGTGACCAAGGGTAGTTCTTCAAAAGTCTTGTACAGTTCAACTTTCTTGGCCACTTTGTCTGCTTCTGTGGATTTTTCTCCAGGCTTGCAGCCAAATCCTGAACAGGTAAAGTTGCAACCAAACGTGCGTAGAAATACTGAAGGAACGCCTACATAGCGACCTTCGCCTTGTGCTGAATAAAATAGTTCACTTACTTTGAGTTTCATAATCTTTTTACCTTTGCTATTCCTGAACGTGCAGGGGTTTTTGTTAAATTAATACTTTCCTCATGCATTTTAACACGAGTTGATTCTTTTGTCACCCAACCTGGCAACACTACATCTAGATAAGCCAAATGTTCTTCGGGACTGGGATGTGGATCATCTCCTGGTTTAGGCCAGTTGTTTAAAAAAACAGTTTTGTCGTATCCAGGCAAAATAGTATCTAGCACATCTGAATACAGTCTCATAACATCTCTATAAACACTGACATTGTCGTCGGCAACAGGTCGAGCCATTAGTTCTACCATGCTTAAAAATTTCCAGTTTATGCCCGGCCGGTTTTCTAACAAAGTTTTTACAGCTTTGATGTATGCCAGATCGCGAATTAAAAATCCTCGCTCATCAATGTGAGATCGAAGATAGTCTGGATGATACACTGTCTTGGCAAAATATGCATTACCCGGTGTGTGCCATCTGTCTTGTATGTACCGGTCTTCTCGATCAATGCTGGTCCAACAAACTACTACAGTATCGTCAGGTCCAAATGAATACCGTTGATCCGCTTCCATTACTGAATTAAAAATATAATGATTGCCGCCGCCGGCTTGCCCCCAATTTTCAAAATAATCAAATTCTGGGGCCAAACAATTAGCCCACGTACTCCAGCGATAGTTGGTAAAACTACATCCGAATGTAAATAGTTTTTTCATGTTAATCGTTGCGTTGTCGGCTGTAAATGTGTTGCCAGTGCTCAATCATTTCGTCCATGAGTGCTTCAAATGTGTATGTGAGTTGCCATCCCAGTTGCTTGACAATCTTGGTGTTGTCTCCACGCAAGTAAGGCAGTTCTTCTGGGCGAAGGTATTTAGGATTCTGAATCACATGGTCTTGATAATTCAATCCCAGTTGTCCAAATACATATTCACACATGTCTCGCACAGATCTAGTAATGCCAGTGGACACCACAAAGTCGTCAGGTTGGTCTTGTTGTGTAATCAGGTGCATGGCTCGCACATAATCATAGCTGTGACCCCAGTCACGATAACTGTCCATATTGCCCATCTCCAACTGGTTACTCAAGCCCAGAGCAATCTCCACAGCACCTTTGACCACTTTGTTGGTCACAAAATTTGAGCCACGGCGCGGGCTCTCATGGTTGAACAATATACCGTTTGACGCATGCAACCGGTAGGCCTTGCGATAGTGATGTACCATGTTGTAGGCAAACACCTTGGTACAACCATATGGGCTCACCGGTCGCATGGGAGTGGTCTCACGCTGATAATTGTCAGCATCCACACTGGATCCAAACATCTCGCTGCTGCTAGCTTGATAAAATCTAGCTTCGGGAACCACAGTGCGATAGGCCTCCAACATGTTGATCACACCCAAGGCATTGACCTGTGTGGTAAACTGTGGAATGTCGCTACTGATACGCACATGACTTTGTGCACCCAGGTTGTAGATTTCATTGGGTTGATACAGTCGCAGTGCACGTTCCAGACTGCTTTGATCAGTTAGGTCACCGTATTCCACTTCCACTGGTAGATTGCCAATGCGATCCTTTTGATGCTCCACAGTTGAATTGCGTCGAATGATGCCAGTGACTCTATAGCCCTGTTCCAGCAGGTGTTCGGCCAAATAACTGCCGTCTTGTCCTGCAATGCCTGTAATAAATGCTGTTTTCATTGTTAAGTTCCTAGTTCTAGTAGTGTACGACTTTTCATTGTGCGTGTCAAATCTATCATGACCTGAGCCATGTATTCTGGCTCCAAACTGGCACCTGGTCTACCATTCAACATTGGTGTGTTGACTCTGGGAGGATGTATCAAGGCAATGTGTACATTGGTTCCGGCAAATATGTCTTCAGTGCTTTGCCACATGTTGTGCAGTGCCGATTTGCTGGCAGCATACAGCACCAGATTGCGACGAGGTTGATTGTGTACAGCACTTCCGGTCAGTACAATTTTGACTGCTTGATCAGGGTGGTCGATATAGTGTCGCACAATGGCCCAGGCACTACCAAAGTTGGCATCAAATACTTCTCGGTACCTGCTTTGATTGGTGCCCAACGTACCAATACAGTTGAATATCCAGTCTGGTTCCGTTCGGGCAATGATATCAGAGATCTGTTGTTCTAAAAAGTCATTGCTGCATTCTAACTCAGCACGAGTGACAGTTACAACTTGATGTCCTTGTTGAGTCAATTGATCACTCACACAGGAACCAATACCTCCTGTGGATCCAAATACCAGTGTTTTCATTGAATTTTTTCCGAGTCAGCTTTGGGTCCGTTGTAGGGACCGTTTTTGATTTCGTATATCACAGCATCTACAGATACCACTGTGAAGTTGTGCCCACCGCGATACAAGATCATACAGTCGCCTGCAGTCAATCCCACAGTTGCGACCAGTGACTGGTCAAGATCAAACACCTGTGCTACCACACGACCCGACACCACAACCCAGGCTTCACAGGTGCCTGTAGTAGTTCGCACCTGTGGCAGATGACAGTGCGGAGCAATAGTTTTGCCAGTGGGCAATCGCAAAATACTGGCTTGTAAAATTTCTTCTGCATCTGCTGCGTCCGTGCGACCTGCAGCGTCAGCTGCTGACATCACACACGCTAACAAAGTGTCTGGTTGGGATCGACTGTGGATTTTCTGGGTCATTGGTCAGGAGTATAATTTACTTGGCCACTGGCAGGATCAACTTTCATGTTGAACTGTACCATCTGATGATTGGTATCAAAATCTTTGAGTTTGACCCAGGGATCTTGTGTACCAGCTTTGACGCTATCCCACCAGGCAGTATCCGTGCCTAGAGATCGCATGTAAACTGCAAGTTTTTCACATTCTGCCATGCGACGTTTAGTGTTGGAGATATGATGGAAGTCTACAGGATCATGAGGACGGCCTTCCAGTGCTATACGTCCTTTGAACGTGGCGTCAGCATTGTTGCCAGTGAGATCATGACGATCGTGGGTGACATAGATTTCTAGTCGGTCCATGATGTCCAACATGTAGGCCTGTTGACTCAACCAAGCGTCAATCATTTGATGCGGACTCAAGTGGCCAAGAATGTCCATCCACTCTGCAGGCACAATGGGAAAAATGCTGTAAGGGTGATCATTGTGAGTGTGCACCGCCAACAGTCGAAACTCACCAGTGCGTTCGCCGATCATTCTGTCCCACTCAGCTGTCTCCATAATAGCATCGTCGTTCCAGAACATGTACCAGTCTGCGTCAGCATGTTCGGCCAAGATATTGCCATATCGGTTGATGTTGATATAGCCCAGGGGATTAAACTGCACAGCCACATAATCCACACCCTGTTGATCCAGTTTGGGTTGGAGACTGGTGCGAAAATAATCAAGTCCCACTGTGTCGTCGCGATCAAATCCAAACATGATCTGTACATTCTTTATGTCATGTGCGTTGTCGATCAAGGTACGTACACTGCGATCCAACGCATGTGTTCTGCCACGAGTAGGCAGCAAAATTGCTATGTTATATTTTTTCATTTGGATAAATCTTTAAAAGTTTCAGCACTGGATGTTGATCTTGATCAATTTTTTTCCATTGCAGTTTTCCAGGAGTATCGTATGGAGAATACATTTCGCTAGTTTCCATGTCAACCAGCATCCACTTGGCAGGACACTTGGTTTTGATTGTGAGTGTCACAGCCTTGTCCAGATCAGGAACTTCAGCACCTGTTGCTAGTTTTCTCACGCAAATAAATCTTCATTCCACTCACGATGTCCTTCGCGGAACGCCATGTTGGCTTGTGTTTCGCGAACTTCCACACGATAGCACCACAAGCGATTGGACTCGGCTTGGCCCCACATGTCAGGAATGTAAACACCATTCACATACTTGTACAGCTGATCTGCCAGACCTTCACAACCCAGCTTAGGCAGAATTGTCAGTTTGGCCAACTTGCGCTGTTCCATTTCTTTGTAAAATGCCAGTTCAGGATCGTCTTCGGCCACCAGCAGAGTGTGATCAAATTGACTTTCTAGTACAGCCTTGAGTTCTTTAAGCCCGCCATAGTCAGCAGCCCAGTTGCGAGCATCCAGATCATTGGTACCAAAGTAAAACTTCATGTTGAAGCTGTAGCCGTGTATTAGATTACAGTGACTATCAGCCCGCCATTGTCTATAAGCGCAGGGAAAAGAGTCGTGATACTCTTTGGTGCTGGTGTACCTATAGTTCACTGGTCTAGTGTTTTGTAAGTTTTCTTCTAAATGACGGATTAAGTCGACTGATGAGTTTGCCATGTTTTTTCTCCTATGTGATTATAGCATAGGTGGCAGAGTTTGTAAAGCGGGAATGACACCAAGACCGCTTGATCATTACTTATGACGGCTGTTGATAGCCGGGTTGTTTGTAGTTGGCCTGGCCTGCAATAACACCACGCACACCGCCCACAGGATCTGTGCAGTCGCCTGTACGCCTGGGAATCAGATGTATATGCGGATACATCACTGTTTGTCCAGCAGCAGCACCCGAGTTCATACCCACGTTGAATGCATCGCATTCGCCGGCTGCGACCATTCGGTTGCCTTCGGCCATGGCAGATTCAAAACAATCCTGGATCACTCCCGCAGTATTGTATTTGGGTACAAACAACAAGTGACCATGAGTCACCGGATATCGATCCTGAAACACAGCCACATGAAAATCTGTTAACTCAGAGACTTCCAAGTTCCAGGGAGCAATTTTGTCCTGCATTGCTTGTTCTAAATCAGTCATCGTGGTGCAAAGTCCTGTTGTAGTTTGATATTGTCAAAGAATTCTTTCTTGACACCTTGGTCCATCTTGAATGCACCTTTGAGCACTGTGGTCTGTGTTAGACTTGAATGTGCCATGATGCCGCGATTCTCACAGCAGCCATGTGTGGCCTGAATATACACTGCTACGTTTTCACTGTCGGTAGCTTTGGAGATTTCTCGGGCAATGTCATTACACAGTTCTTCTTGAAGTGTGCCCCGGCGAGCACACCACTGAGCAATGCGAGTATACTTAGACAGACCAATAAGTTTATTAGCAGCAATAATACCAATGTAAGCAACGCCGCTAACGGGTTGATGATGATGGCTACACATAGAACGAAGCTCGCTTCGAACAACAAGCATACCTTCATAACGGTCTTCACTATCATTTGGGAACGCTGTTGCGTCTGGTGCTGGTTCATATCTACCTTCCATGATCTCCTTAAAATACATTTTGGCCAGGCGCCTTGCTGTGCCTTTTGAGTTGGGATCTGTTTCTCGATCAATAAGCAGTCGATCCAGCACTGTTTCAAATGCTTCGGCTGCTTCGTCGATCAAGCGTTCTTTATTTTCTTCTGTGACATATTCGCTGATGTTATCGCCTGCCCAGAAACGTTTGCCTTCACGTTTCATCTTGAAGCGAAGATGATCACCTAGGTATGCTTCTTTATAATCTTTATCGTCATCGCCTTGTTGCTCTGCACCTGCAATGATATTGTTATGTGTTTTTGATTCGGCTACAGGATGTAGTAGTTGATCTGGCGCAAATTCAGCTGTGTTGCGTAATATTTTTTCTGGTACAAATTCTTTTGTCAATTATGTTCTCCGATGTTGACGCAGTGGATTGCGTTTTGTTAATTGTATAGTATTTAGACCGCAAAGTCAATCTACTATGGTAATGTTTCTTAAATCTGGGTAAGCGACAGGCACAGGCACACAGCCCTGTTCTTTGATACCTTCTAACATGGCCAGGCCTTGAACAGCTTCTTCGGGTGTGGGCTTGTAGTGATAACCAACTTGAAATGTGTGTTGTGCTTGCCAGGGTGTGATATCGAGGTCGCGACCATCATATCGTTGACGGATCATGGTCTTGTATGCGGCTGGGTCATCCAGCAAGATAGCACCACCTCGGCCAATGTGCAGAGGTTTGCCGTGGCCAAAACTCAGACACTGCATAGCGCCAGGTCGATACATGTTCTTTTCCAGTCGTCGAGCGCTGTCCCAGATTCGAGTGTCATGAATGTGATACTCACCAGTCCAGTCTTCATTTTCCAAGCTGTATTTGATGCCCAGCTTGTGCATGGTCATGGCCACACTCAGATAGGTAAATGCAGTAAAGCTACAGCTTCGTACTCGATCATGGCGTAGACAAAGTTCAATGGCATGTGTGCAGCAATCAGTCATGATCACATAAGGTGCGCCAGTGAACTCTGCCAGCGCATGTTCAAACTTTAGAATCTTATCGAACATACCAAGCCCAGGCATGACCGATCATGGCGTCAAGATCATGTTGTTGCCACTGATCTGCTACTGAATTAAACTTGCCTGCACTGGCGGTTAACAACGGAGGATCACCGTCACGTTGTTTACCGGATATAATTTTTAGTTCTTTGCCAGTGATGCGTTCTGCCGCAGCAATGATTTCTCGGTTGCTGATGCCTGTACCAGAACCTAGATTATATACTCCAGCTGGCACAGCACGATCTAGAGCAAGAGCATGAGCTCGAGCAATGTCTTCCACATGTACATAGTCGCGAATGCAGGTGCCATCCGGCGTGGGATAGTTGGTGCCATTCAGTGTGAACTCAGCGTCATCACGCAAACATTCTAAAACTCGCGCAATAATGTGAGTAGCACCAGGTTCTTGACCATGTCGCTTTTGAGCATCAGCTCCACACGCATTGAAATAACGAAAGCTGACATAATCAAGACCATACGCACGTCGGTATGCTTCCAGCATCCAGTCAATCATCAGCTTGCTTTCGCCATAAGGACTGATAGGTTCTTTGGGATCAACTTCGTGACAATTAGCCATAACTGGCTCACCGTACACCGCGGCGCTTGAACTAAAAATAATTCTAGTCTGTGGCATGGCTGCCAACACAAAGTCCAACAGGTGCATGGTTCTGGCCATGTTGTTGTGATAGTAGTCGCTGGGAGTTTTCATGCTGGGGCCAACCAGGCTGGAACCAGCACAGTGTACAACAGCATCTGGCCTGACATCAAGCAGTTTCCTGAAGGATTCATTACAGTCAAAGTCTGCTTGCACAAAATCCATAACACCTGTAAGATGCGTTGGCAGGGGTCTACGATCAATCCCTGTTATGGCGTGCCCTGCATCCTTGAGCTGTAAGGCAATTTGCCCGCCAATGTAGCCAGCGGCGCCAGTGACTACAACAGTGCTCATGATTCAATCTTTCTCACATGATATTTGTCTTGTGCCACATGATCACGATATCGATTGCCAGCACGATTCCATTGTTCGCCCTTGCCTTCAATGATATCGATTACGCGATCAACTGTGCCGTTGTTCCAGTTACTGATCAAGCCCATGTTGTGATGTGGTTCACGCAACAAGTTCTGCATCTTGTGATAAGCATCATCTATGCTCCAAGGAACATAGAGCCTGTTAGGGTCATTAGAAAAAGTTTCAGGGAAAGACCTATAAGCAGGGTATAGAACATTACAGCCAAGAGTATCTGCTTCACTGACTGTGTTGGAAACCCAATCTTGCAGGGCGCAATTAAACAGCACACGAGTATCATTAAGGTGAGAGTAGTAATCATTTTTTGTGATGTTGTCGTAGATTTTTAATTTACCGGCTGCTTCCATTCGTCTAGCACGGGTCACAAATTCAGGATTGTTGCTGCGCAATGTACCGCCGGAGTAGATAGCAAACTCACAAGGCTCGTTAGTAAGTTCACCATACATCTCAATCAGATCCATGAAGAAGCCCGGCTGCTTTTCTTGATCAAACCTAGCTGCAAAACCCACACGCCGCTTGCGTTCTTCAAATGGTCGGACTTTTTCTGCACCACCAATGCGTTCCAGAACTTCAGCCTTGCCAAATGCTAGTCCTGAGATGTTGTAGATAGGAGCAGTCCAACCTGCAATACGCATGTGAGCAACCATTTCTTCGTTGGTAGCAAGCACACCGGTCACAAACTCATTGACCATTTTTTCATACAAGCCCATCCACTTTTCCATGCCCCATACATGAACAAAGTCATCAGGATCAATTGCCTGTGCCAAACAACGTACATACACACGTGGTCGCATGTTAGCGGGAATTTGGTCCATGATGTATGGCAAACTCTCAATGCCTGGTTGGAACATGTCTTCAAAGTAGATCACATCTTCACTGGTGACTTCGCCTTCGCGCATCATTCGAACCAGATTCATCATTTGGCTCATGCCAAAATAACTGCGACCATGTGCGTCCAGCACCTGACCCACCACAATGCTCTTGCTGTTGTCTAGGGTTTCGCCAGGCACATAGACTACATCCAACCCTCTACGGTCAAATACTCTACGGTTCCATTCGGTGAGTTGTAGAGTGTACCTTGCTTCATACGACTCCAAACCACAATAAAATAGTTTTCTCATTTTAGTCCTTGTACTCGGTTCAATACATCTCGATCAATTTGCGCTGCCATAGCTTGTGTAGCAGTCATGACATACTTTTCGTTGGGGTATTGTGTGTATGCATATTTTTCAGCTGAATCACCAGATCGACTCATAGCATTGACTTTGTCTTCCATGTCATGCATACGTCTATTTAGATGGTTCATATCTTCGAACAATCTTCTTAGAGGCCCGTGATTGCGACTGTGTGCTGTTTTGGTTTCAGGACGAGTCAGTGTCACAATCATCATGAGACTGCGTAATGAATCCATCACACGCGGATCCTGACTGGTCATGGCTTCGTCGAACATGTCAACAAATCGCTCGAGATCAAAGTCTGCTTGATCTTTTTCACGAGCGGCACTCATGCTGGACGAAATCCTGCAAGTCGACGAGCGTCTTCCCACCACATGTTTTTGGCATTCTTGCCTTGAGCATGTTTGCTGAACTGTTGCCAGGCATAACTCTTGAAGTTGTAGAGATCCGCTTCGTTGTAGCGGTATCCGTAGTCCTGACAGAACTCCAGATATTGTTCGAGATCCTCAAAGATTTCTGTAAGACGTTGATTGGGTTTGATAAGCGGCTTGGCCATTTGTTTTTCCTTAAATTGCAAGAGATTGCACAGGGCGGTGAGTTTGATATTTTATTAAAGCTCCGTTTTCACCATCTTCGGATACCTCAATCCAGACCGCACGATCAGGATACTTTGCTGCAATTTGAATGTACAGATCATCTGACATCATTTCGCAAGATTTATAGTCTAGTTGTAGTGTGCCATCTCTGTAGAGATTTTCCAACCAACGTTTGAACTGAATGAATTCGATGTCTCGATCGTTGTGTACAACATCAATCCAGACTCTAAAGTGAAATATATGGCGATGAGGATTGGCCAAAAAGCTGACATCGTACTCATTGCCAGTGGCCAAGGCAGGATCAGTTGCAGCAGCAGGATAGCAATGGATGCCTTCTTTAGAGAAAGTTACCCAAATTTTTCGTTCAGCGGCCGACATAATTCTATCTACAGTTGATCTTTGTTGTTGGTTCATATGGTTTGGTCCTTGTTGTACTGATCCCAGTCAGTGAATGTTTCTCTGCTCATCAAGCTGTGCAAACTATGACACCAAACACCAGGATTGGTAGCGTCAAAGTCGTTGTCGTCAATCTTGATCATTGTGTTATAGTTCCACAACTTGGTGTATGGAACGCTTACCCTGATCTGCGGAATAAAGTTTCGGTACTCACACAAACCGTTTTCGTGAAATTCTTCCACAGCGCTCATTGGGATATCAAGACTGCACAAATATCCTTTGGCAAGAAAATGTCCAATCATGCCTTCCCAACGTGCCCAGTCCAGATTATCTTGAGGATCAAAACTGTGATTGGCACCAAAAAAGATGTGCTCACAATTTTCCAAATTTGAAGCTATGTGATCAGTGGGCTGAACACCTACCACAAACAGCGTCTTCTTGCCGTATGCAGGAGTTTTTTCTACTTCAATACCACGAAACAACTTGACGTCCTGATGTCCTTCACGCTTCATGTCTGATCCTGTTCTAGTTGTGTTAGTGCTGCTTCATTCAATTGTACACTATCGTCTGCATTATCGTCAATATCGGTTTGCTCTAAATCAAACAGCGCATTAAATTGGCTATGAGAGTTGGTGGTGTTTTTGCCCTTGAATCCACGGGTGCCAACAATCTGATTCCAGTAACCAGTCTTGCCTGTGTAAGCAGGCCGTTCAATAACAGCCATAGCACTGGCTCTGTCTGGTGCTGAAAAAATTTCTTCTACAATGTTTTCAAAATACTCGTAATCGCCGCCGTCACGTTGCATCATAGCAGGGTGTTCTCCTGCATCAAAACGTCTGTTGGCTTCCTGCACAGCAGTCAAGTGCATCCAAACATTGTGACCCATGAGCAGCGCATAACTAAAACTGTCCCACGATGTTTTGCCTTCTTTGCCATTTTTATTTAGATCACCTGGTCCGTAGATGCAAATATCTTTCATCTTGAGCATGTCACTGATGGGACTGTCTTGCCAGTTTTTGATATTACTTGTGCTCGGCAGATCAGCCAACAATCCCGCACTCCACTTGCGAGTATCTTGTGAATACTTTTTGTCATCCAACACAGGTGCCATGCGATATGACCATTTTGAATCATGTTCGAACACATTCTCATAATACACCTGACCATTGGCTGTGGCGAGGAATGGGCTGGCACAATCAAAGGATATAGTAAAACTCGGATTAACGTATTTTCTAACAGCCCTTTGAATCACGGTGAGTAGCACAGCCCATTCCAACTTTGATGTTCCCAAGAAGTGCATCCAATCATGCACTCCTTGCTGTAACAGATTGTCATAACGAAGTGCAACCAGTCGAGTCAGTATCAGTTGAACATCGCACATGTTTTGTCCGCCCATGGCCCAGCCGTCAAAGTGTGTGCTGGGATACACAGCAGGATCACAAAATTCTTTCATTTCCTGATACCAGTCTTCGGCACTGGCATGACCATCGCCTTGCAACACATTCAAGAACCGGGCTCCACCTTCTTTGGCACCTCGACGGTGTGCCATAAAATACAAGTTGTTGTATTTGGTTGCTGCAACAGCTTCATCTAGTGTGCTAATACCACAGGCCTGGCTGGATTTTTTATCGTGTATGACCCAGGTAGGAATATCAAGAATCATTCCATAGTCCGCAATGCTGTCTAACCAACGCAACACTGTGTCACGTTTTTTCTGAGCAGCATCCAACAACTTTTGATAGTCAGCTGCTGGGTCTTTTTTGATTTTTTTACCTTTGGCATTGATCACCTCAGTTGGACCTTGTGCAATCAATGCAGCCATTTTGTCTTGTACTGCTTGACTGGTTGGATCACGCCATTCACCTTCCCACAAACCTTTGGCAATTTGGAATCCACCAGAGTCACCCAGCATGAACGTGCCTGGTTCGCGATTACGAACCATGTCCTCAGACCAATCTTGTTTGGTCAAATCCAAGTTGGCATGTCCTGCTGAATACAAACTCCATTGATATGGAAACAATGCCTTCTGACTGTTGAGCCAGTTCAGCTGTTCCATGTCTGTCAATCCCTGTGGAAATCTTGCAGGATCTACATACGGCTCGTTGCGTTGTTTGCCCACAAAGGTGGCATAGAAACCGGAAATGGCTGGCAGAAACACAGCATAGTCGTTCTGCTTGGCAGTGAGATTATCTTGTTTGGTCATTTTTTATTTAATAACACCCAGGTTTTTATATCAGGAGAAAGCTGATTTTCAATTTCTTCACAACGTTCTCTCAATTGACTAATTGTAGTACGTATGTGCCCAGTGTCAGTTGGGCGCACACGTTCTTGAAGAATACTTATTTCTTCTTGTAATACCCGGTACCTGGTTAGCGGATCAATAAGATTATCTTGAGTCAACTTGACCCCATTTGATTTTGAGCCAAATTCGTTCATGAATGTAATAGTCAACGCTTAAAAGAATGTGTAGTGCAGTAGCAAATCCCGTGGCATTGGCAATGTTGCCTGTAAACATATAAGTCCATAGTATAGTAAATGACCAAGCAGTTAATCTATAAGTCAGCATTCTGACTATGGTTCTTTTTTTGGTTTCCATCACTTGCTCTGTGCAGGCAGAATGTAGTTGTACACTGCCATGCCAGAATCCACAGTGATCTGTGCTGCACCGTCGTCGCTGATGCGAACAACTTTGTCGCCAGTTAAATCCATGATACTAGCAAACTGCCGGGCAGGCCATGACCAGGAACGCTTGAGTTGACCAGTTACTCCTGCCTGGAACACAAAGTTACCAGCATGGGTACTGTGGTCACCAAAGAAGAATTTGAGATCGCCGTTTTCGGTCTTGGCCTGGAAATTGGGTTCTTCTGCGTTGGCACTCATTTGCCATTTGAGTCGTTGAATGGCAGCATTGGTTGGTTCAAACTCAATGTGCCAATTGGCTCCACGAAATTTAGCAGTCTTGAGCTTTTCATTTACAATGCCCTCGGCCATGAAACGATAGTTGTTCTTGAAATCACCTGCTTTGTTTTCAAAGTTGATGCCATCTAGTTCGCCACCGACTCTGCGAGTGATGCTGAGTTTGGCATCTTCACGATACTCCTGCAAGTTCAGCAGGGTCTTGAGTTTGCCCAGATTAGGCATGCCAAATGTGCCCACAAAGTCAGCCACAGGGTTGTGAAACTTTGCTTGCACCACAACACTTAGGTCTTCGGCCAAGGCCGAAATCTCAGTGTCGGCATCCGTGCCAGTGATCTTGACCAGGTCAATGCAGCCTAGATCAAATGTGTGTTCTACCAAGTCTTTAAGACAGTCTTTCATAAAATTCTCCTTGTGTGTTAGTATATAGGATTTATTGCGAGATAGCAATTATTTTGGCAAGGCTTTGGCCGCCTCGTAAGGTTTCTAGTTCGCCTGGCCGAACAAATTCCAGCCAGCTGACATCTCCAGAAGCGTCATGGCTATTCACTAGTTCAAGCCCATGTGATTCAGCGACAGCAACTATCAGTCTTTTTGGAGTGTAGCACATCCAGGATCGTTCAGCAAGACCAATACCATGTGCACGATCGCAGTTGTTGTAGGTCATAATAAACGTGCCGCCTGGTCTGAGTTTGACAGCAATCTCTTGCAGATATCGTCGAATCACTTCCATAGGGCGATAGTTAAAGTAGTTGTAGGCAAATATCAAACCAAATTGGCCATTGGGCAACTCGTTCAAGATTGGCTGTGGTACATGATCATGTACCACATACTGACGCAATCTTCGCTGATACTCCACCGTAAACTTCTGCACCGATGGCAACATTAGATCTGCATGCTGGTCCACAACATACAACGGATCCAATGGCACTAGGTCTTCAATAAAAGTTTCTGTACCCGGGCCGATAATCATGCCAGGCCAGCGCCAGTCGGTTAAATTTTTCAATCGAAATCTCAACACAATGTTAGATTCTGCATCAATTGCAAGACGACGACTCAATGTGTATGTTACGCTGTCGTGTCGCATCTCTTGATCAAACAGTCTAAAACTTTCAGTTAAGTACGCAGGCTCTTGTTCATGCAGCATCTGAGTTAGCCGTTGTTTTATTTGAGTCAGTGTGGTATCAAAACTATCAAGAGCAGTCTTTACTGCGTCAAAGTCTTGTTCAAGATCTTGACTGCAAGTGTTGACCTGCACTGCATGATTTGCTACCACATGCAACACAGCGGCCAGTTTACGTGTGGCTTCGCTGGCCTCTTCATGCACCTGCAGAGATTCCAGCAGATTCAAATATGCTACTATTTCGCTTAGTTTCATTCAAAAGAAAATAAATTTGTAAATGTGTTGTCAGTGTTGGTCACAGACGCCAGATCCCATTCCAGTACGCCCAGCAGGTTGTCAATCTTTTGATCCACAACTGTGGCTTCCATTAGACTGTTGTCAAATGGCAGTTCTGTAAACCAGGTGGGCAAGCGTTGTTCATCTGTGGGATATCCAATTGAAGTCCAGCCCAGCGCATTTGACTTGAGCTTGCACACAATGGTTTTCATGCCATCCACAATCTGCATGCTGTAGTTGTCGCCGTTCATCTTTCGCATGTTGTTCCAGTTTAAGGCAGCTCGCACATGACCTGGCATGTTGGCTCGACCTTGCGCTGCTTCCGCAGCACCATACTTGGTCAAGTTGTTCACACGCTTGGGTGAACCTTTCTCCCAACCTGGCCGCTCCATGAACTCATACTTGAACTTGCGAATATGTTCAATCACATCGTCACGTTGTGTACCACTCAAGATCTTGTTTAGAATTTCCAACAAGAACTCTTGAATGACCTTGGGAGTGTCACTGCGTTTTAGATCCAGGCCAGTGGCCTTGGTCTTGCCAATCTTGCCGTCGACATCCAGCCGCTTGCCTTCGAGGTCAATGATGTTCACAGCATAACGCTTCTTGGTAATAAACAGGCTGCGATCTGCAACCATCTCACGACCACACTTGATCAGCTCGCCCATGTCTCGCGGACAATGAAATGCCTGCTCCATAAAGCCTGGGAACGAATCATTCACCTGATCTGCAATTGAATCATACAAGGCAATGCAAGTTTCCTTGCTCCAGGTCATGCGACCTTGTTCTACTTCGTTTTTCAACACAGACCATGCACTAAAATAGCACGAGTCTGTGTCTCCATAGATAACTGCTTCACCCACGTGATCATATTTGCCAGTGATACACTCGTTGATGTATGCATCCATGTGTCGAGCAATTGCACGACCTGTGAGTGTGGTTGATTGTCCAATGCGTTTGTCAAAAAATCTACAGCCAGGATTCAAGATAGCACCATACAAGCTGTTCAAGTTGATCTTCTTGACCAGTTGTCGCTTGTCCCAGAACGCAATGTCCTTGGGATCTGTTGCTGCTTTTTTCTTGGCCTGCATGTCCTTGCGTTCTGAATACCAACGTTCCAGCAATCCGGGAATAATACCTTTTTTCTCGTAGGTGATAATAGTGCCATTGGCAGTGAGTATCCAGGGCTGGTGGCTGTCAAAGATCAGTTTCCAGATCTCTGCTGCTGAATGTGTGCTTTCTGAGCCGTCTTGCCAGTCAATAGTGATCTCTGTGCCAACCTCTGTATTCATCACAGCGGTGTATTCAAGACTGCCAAACAAGTTCTCCCAGGCATCTGCAAACTTGCCCCCGTTCTTGGCCATCTTTTCTCGAATGTAATGATCAGTCATGGTCTGGCGCAACTGTCCCACGATAGTTTCCGGCCCCATGTTCTGTGCCCGAATGGCTGAAGGATACAAGCTGTTGATGTCAACTGATCCCACCCATTCATGCAGACCTTTTTTGGGATACGCAACATAGGCACCGGCTGCTTGATTGTCTTCTGTATCGTTGCGTTGCTTGCGGTTGGGCACAACCATGCCACGTTCATGTGCTTCCACAATAATAGCCTGCTCAGTCACTGCCACAGCACCCATTGTGGTCTGCAGTAGCACAGTGTTGGCATGTGCCAGTTCATTGGCCAGTTCTAGGAAGCGCAGTTTCTTGTCCAGTTTGTCCAAGAGTGCAGTATCTTGGCGGTTGTATTCAATAAACTTCTTGAAGTGTTGATTGTATAACTGATCCAGAGTGCCTTCAAACTGTGTCTTGTGCTCGCCCAGTTCGTATTCAGCAATGGCATCCAGACTATAACTGTGACGTTCTTCATAGGTATACTTGCGATACAATTGCATATAGTCCATATGCACTCGTCCCACCAGGTCATAGGTTTCTTGTTCAGCACCAAAGCGTTCGAACATGCGTTTCTTGGGATGTTGGCCCCAGAGACAGAACTTGCGAGTATCATCCTTGCTGAGAACTCGGATGGTTCTGTTGATGGTGTAGGGGATATCGTAGCCTTCTGAGTTCCAGCCACTCAAGACATCTGCGTCGTCAATCAAGTCCAGAAACATCTTGATCATGTCACGCTCGTCTTCAAACAAGAATGTGTTGTCAAAGTCAGCAACCAGTTCTTGTGCGGTCTCCATGCTCATGTGCTTGGGTGGCACAGCCATGGTGATCATTTGATCCAGCCAGTTCAGGTACACTGATATGGCAGTGATGGGATTGAACGGATCGTCCACAGGTGAGAATCCGCGATCCTTGTTGAAGTCTACTTCGATGTCAAAAAATGCTGTGTGCAAGTCCGGAGCATCTTGTCCTTTGTAGTTGTCTTCTAAACAACGAAAGATTGGATTGATGTCGCTTTCATACAATTGCTTGCTGGAATGCATGCTGACTTCTTTGCGAAACTCTTTGTTGTTTTTGGTACTGAATCTTGACACTGGTGTGTCATATATGCTACGATGTTTGCCTCTGGGGTCATCATAGTAGAACACAAAGTTTGCTGGATATTCTCTGTAGACTCGGGTACCATTGCGGCGTTCTACCACGTGAATGCGATCGTGGGCACGATCAAAAAGACTGTCAATATAACTCATGTATCTCCGTTTATGGCCGGTGGGCCGTGATTCATGCTCGTAACGTGAGCGACTCGGTATTGCTGCAATACTTATAGTGTTTTGCCCACAGTCTCAAGAATTGTTTCTAGCAATTCGTGATCCTGTTTGGCTTTACCAAATTCGGCTTTGTGTGCCAGCCGGATGGCTTTTTTCAACACACCCGGCTTGATTTCAAGTTCTTCTGCAATGGCCTTGATGGTGTCATTGAGTCCACCCGTGAGTGTTTCAATTTCTTGAGTCACTTGCATGCCCTCATTGATAATTTGAATCAGTTTGATCTTTTGATCGCCGTTGAATGTTTTTGGTTGGTCCATAGAAATCTCCTAAAGTATTCAGCTAGTATAACTGATACAGTAGGAGATGTCAAAGTATTATTGCTCTTTCTGGATACGCAGTAGCGAATTGTTTCTCCAAGGCAGAAGCCGCCTACATCACGCAACTAGTGCGGTCCTAAGGATGTTCAATGTGTCCGAGGAGCAGCAGATGCTGCTGGCATGTGTATGGCAGATTCAAAAAGATTATTAAACAACATGTTAGGCCTCGTCAACATAGTCTCGAGAAAGATCTTGTTTACGTCGACGTTGCTGGAACAGTTTCACTGCCAGGTCAGCATGATCAATATTGGGAAAACGAGTGGCCATACTACGACCGCTGTGCCGTATTTCAAATCCTCGACCCTGGTCGCCGTAGATTTCCAACACAGCACCGTCTTCCATGGCCACTGTTTTGACCGGTTGTTCTGCTGCCACGGCTTGACTGGCAGCAGTTTGATCAATGTCGTGTGCCAGTTCAGTGTCCTGAAACGAATCTGGATTTGCTACATCTTCGTCAGCCTTGCTGATCATGCCAAGTTCTTTTTTGGCCTTGCTTACCAAGTCCTTGTCAATCTTGTTGCGATCTTCTAAACTCTCTAGATAATCCACAAAGTCACGTTTGACCTTGCCCAGCATGTCTTCTTCAATCTCTTGCATGGTTTCAGCAAGACTGGTTGCACGAGGTTCACGGCTGTCTCCTACCAATTTACCACGAAAGGGATTTTTTGGGTCAGTTCGGCTGCCCAATACAGGAGACGCACTTTTGGGTTTGAATAGTGCAGGCAATTGTCCCACAGACTTTTGTTGTGAATTTAGTCCTGGCATCTTGGGCATGGCAGGCGATATTTTGGCTTCTACTAGCGCCAATCGGTCCAGAATCATTTTGATGTCGTTGCTCATGCTCGCTGATCTTTCAATAAACTCTTTAGCATCCAGCCATGCTTGCCGTGTGCGGTCAAACGACCAGCCACAAAGTCAGCAATGCCTTGTTGATTTTCTTGCTCTGCTTCAGCAAAGCACTGATCCAAGAGTTCTATCATTTGACCGTTGTTGGCCAGCAATTCTTCAATCATGAGTCTAGCACGTGGAATTTTTGTTTGTCCAGAAATAATACTCAATTCTACATAACGTTCAAAGCTGCCCGGAGTATACTCGTCTAGTGTTCTTATGTATTCAGCAGTGGGGTCAATTGCACCGTAGACATCTTCGTAGATGTTGCCAAAGAACTCATGCAGTTGCACAAAATCTGGGCCTTCTACATTCCAGTGAAACTGTTGCGCTTTGATCACGAAAGCGTATTCAGTTGCTAGGAGTATTTTTAAACTGTCCGCGAGCATTTTTATTCCTTTTGTATTCCTTGGGCGTGTTAGGCGTAGGGTCGTCAGTATATTTACCTGACAGCAAGCTTCCGCCATTTCTTGAGATCATGCCCATGGGTTGCACCGCCACTGCAATTGATCCTGCGGAGGTGGCGCCTGCTGACGCACCACCTGATGCTGTTTCCATTATTTCATGTGCTCGCATTGGGCTTCTCCGGAATATAAATGTGCACTCGACCGTCGGGGGCCATAACGCCGGGACCTGTGTCCACACGCAGATTACGTACCTTGATTGTGGCATGTTCGGTATCTAGTAGCTCGACTCGCACAGTGTACTTGCCTGGTTCTGCCAGAATCTGCAGGCTTTCTTCCAGGTACACATCGTGCCAGATCCAGGTGCGTTCTGAAAACAACTCGTCATTTATATAGCAACGGTACCTGGGATAAGGACCAGTCCATCGGCAGTAAACATCGCACTTGGCAATAACAAATTCTTTTTGCATAAGAATATTTAGCAAAATGTACGCCTATAAATATTCCATGCTCACTCTAGATCAAGTACGTAGAATCCATGTGGAACTGACCACACGCTGTAACGCTCGCTGCCCCATGTGCATGCGGAACTATCGAGGATTTGAATACAATTCAGGTTATCCAGATTGTGAACTAAGCCTTGAACAATTCAAGCACATACTTACACCTGCTGTGCTGGCCATGATCATGAGACCTTTAGATTTGTTCAGTTACGGGTTCCAAGGAGTTAGTTTCAACGGCAATCTTGGGGATTTTGCCAGTGCTCGGGATGCTGTTGAAATTGTAAAATACTTGACAGATCAAAATGTAAACGTGCACGTCAACACCAATGGTAGTTTAAGAAACACTGCTTGGTGGGCACAACTTGCACACCCTCGAGTGACTGTTGGTTTTGCACTAGATGGCTTAGAGGACACTCATAGTCTGTATCGACAAGATACCAGTTGGAACAAAATTATCAACAATGCTCAAGCACTTATTGCAGCAGGTGGGCAAGCTGTATGGAGATTTGTTCCTTTTGCTCACAATCAGCATCAAGAAGCAGACTGCCGTGCATTGGCAAAAAAACTTGGATTCTCAAACTTTGAAAATATTCATGACGGTCGTGATTCAACCCCAGTGTTTACTCGCACCGGAGAGTACAGTCATCAGATAGGCCCAGACTCAATCCCCGCTGCAGCCATTCCCAACATTCAAGACATGGTGCACAGTCATATCACCTGGTTTGATGCTCGAACCGTACACAGTGCCAAAGACGTCACTCCCTTGAACCTACGCTGCATTCACAAGATGAATAGAGAAATTTATATTGCTGCGGATGGCGCAGTGTATCCTTGTTGCTATCTTGGATTTTATCCTGACACAATGAAACACCCAGGTAACGATCAGACCCGGCCAATGATACACCAAAACAATGCTCTTGAACATGATCTTGAGCACTGCTTGACCTGGTTTGATCAGGTGGAACAATCCTGGGCCAAAGAGTCCATTGCGGCCGGAAGACTGTATACCTGCGTCAACAGTTGTGGGCAATCATGAATTTATATCTACAAAAACTTTTTTCAAATTTCTACAATGCATTGGATACCAGTAGAGATAATTCCACTGGTGCCAGCAGCATTGATGGTACCAGAAAAATTCGAGATGAGTTGTTGATTCTGTTTAAAAAACACAATATAAAAAAAATGTTTGATGCTGGATGTAACAATTGCGAATGGATTCGAACATTTCATTTTCCAGAATTTGAGTACCAAGGTGGAGACATCAGCCTGTCGATGGTATCCCAAGCCTGGACAAGATCTCCGCACCTGAATGTGATACTGCACGATATAACTACTGACCCTATTCCTGGGGTTGATGTGTTGTTTGTTAGAGATGTAACACTGCATTTAAACAATCAGGATAGACATTTGGTTATAAAAAATTGGATTAACAGTGCAGTGCCCTGGTTACTAATTACACAAAGTCCGTATATTTCTCAAAACACTGATGTGACATATAACAATAATTTTCCAGCATCGGAGATCAACTGGTGCATTGCTCCCTGGAATTTTCCCGAGCCAGTGAATCAAATTTTTGAATTTGAATCAGGCCAAGGTCGCTGCCTAGCACTGTGGCATAGAGATCAAATAAAAGACTTGATATGAAAATTGTTAGAGTTTTGTTTCTGGCACGATATCGAGTTCCGCATGCAGCGTTTGCCATGCAGTTTGATCATTATCTCAAAGACATAGATCACACAGTGATTGCCACACCCATGACTCGTGATGAACTAGAACCTGTGTGGGCAAGGTATGGCATTGACAGTTCAAAGTTTGTATACGTCAATGATCAAGTAATCTATGATCAGTATCCCGAAGTCAACCATTGGGTGTTTCCTGATGACTATCGAGGCTGGTGGCTGCGCCAGCAGGCTATCAAACTGGCTTACCTGGATCTTCTGGACGCAGATGTCATGCTCATGCAAGACGCTGACACGTTTATGATCCAAGATTATTCACCTGTGGTCAATGGCCAACTCAACATGCTGGCCATCATGAACACTCAGCAAGGCAGCTACAACGGAGTGTTTGAAGCCATTACTGGCATTGCTCATCCAAGCCCGCACTGCTTTGTGACAGAACTGTGTGCTGTGCGTAAACAAGATTTTGTGTTGCTAAAACAACATCTCGAGGCATGTTGGCCCAACAAAAAATGGTTGGATGCTGTGATTGATACTGTGCCTGGCATGCCCACGGTACTGCCTTGGGGCACAGGCAACATCATCAAGTGGTTTTCAGAATATGAATTGCTGGGCAATTGGGCCACTGTGTGTGGCCATGTGGTGTTGCAACCGCAACGAAGATTTGAATACGACAGCCTGGAAAAAATTGCTGACTTTGATGCGGTACACAATGCTGTGTGCGATGCAGTGCCTGATTTGAGTCTCAGCATGCAGATCAACTGGGACACCTTGGATATTCCCAATTTTGATCACTACAAAAATATTGTACTAGAAAGACTGTGTGAAATTCAACATTAAAATATGGGCCTGGCAACATGCGGTCAACTGTGCACAGGACTGGTTCATTGACCCACAGGACTGTGCTGATGTTAGCACAGTGTTGTCCCAGTCATTTCGTGTGGCTGCTGTGCCCGTGATGTTCAACAGGCCCAATGATTTTGCCTACACGCCCGAGGCTGACTGTGTTGACCTGAGTCAATTTGATCTTGTGCTGTTGAGTGACATCGAGTATCGCCCACGAGAATGGATTGATCAATGGATACAAGAAAACCGCATACAAAATTGGGCACTGCTGCAGGGTGGATATGACACCCAACAGCCAATGGACAGTACTAGGTGTGCATACCGTCCCTGGTGGATTTATCACAGAGACATCAAGTACAATACCTGGCAACCATTGGACGCCAACACACCAAGACCTCTTGTGTTTGATGTGTTGTTGGGCAGTCGCCGCCCCAACCGAGATTTTGTGATGCTGAGTCTGCAGCAACATCAGCTGCTGGACGCTAACCTAGTGACCTATCGAGATGTATTTGCCGGCAGTGTAGTAGATGATCGCAGCCATCAGGTGAAATCACTGTTTCCCAATGTGCAGTTGCAATGGCCTTATGTTGGTGAGAACCTACAGCCTGAATGGGAAGTTGCAACACACATGACCAGCAGTGTGAGTCAGCATGTGCCCTGGAACATTTATAAAAATTCTTGGTACTCTGTGGCAGCTGAGTCAGTGTGTGACGGGTCAATATTCTTCATGGCCGAAAAGATCAGCAAGCCCATGTTTGCTCAGAGACCGTTTTTGGTATTTGGTATCAAGGGCTTTTTGACTCAACTCAGACACCTGGGGTATCAAACGTTTGACAGTGTGATTGACGAAACCTACGATACTGTGGACAACAATCATGAAAGATGGAGTCTTGCATTTGACCAGTTGATCAAATTGCAAAATATTGATCCTGCAGAGGTATATGCAAAACTAAAGCCAGTGTTGCAACACAATCATGGCCACTTGCTGCAGACAGAATCACGTGCTCGTGCTGCGGTCAACGCACTACTGACTCGGCACATTCCCACACAGTGCATTACACAAGACCAAAGTCTCGACTGATTCGTTGATAGTAATTGTCGGCAATGATTTCTTGGCCACGTGTGCCTGAATGATAACCTGGATCTTCACCATCAAACGGATTGTTGCCACATATGGGCAGCACACTTTCAGGTTCGTTTGACATCACGTTGCGATCAGGCACAGCGGTGGAAATCACCTGTTGCCACTGTTTTTCGCCTAGGTCAGGATCAAACGGCCACAGCAGCACAGGCACAAACAAGAAGTTGATGCCTGCATGATACAGTTCAAATATACCTGACTTGATGATCCACTCGTCTTGTTGCTTTTTCCACTCTGAGTCATAGATACCATCAACCCAGTGACGTATGGCAGTCTGTGCTGTTTTGGATATGAGACCAGATCTATAAGGATGATCAAAGTTTTCGGCCAAGGTATAGATAGTCTCACAGATCATGTTGTAGTTGTTGTTGCCGTAGTTGACATTGTTGATACCAGCTGCACGATCATAGCCGTTCTTGAGAGTTCGGTCCTGCAAGTGTCGCTGCACGTCAGGGTTCCAGCCACTGGTGCTTTTTTTCCAATCAAACGGAGCAGCAGTGGCTGGTATTTCCATTCTGTCCCAGAACGTGGGCGTGACAATGGCAAAGTCTGGCTGTTGTCTAAGTATTTCGTCAATCTGCACACGCACTCCTCCGTTGCTGCAGCCTTGCCGTGCTAGATTTGTCAGGTCCCAGCCCAGCTGATTGGCCAATAATTCACTCCAGCTGGTGCCTGGCAGGCGTTGGCTTGTTGCAGAATAACTGCACCCTGCTACCATTAGTTTCATGGGGCTATTTCCTTGTGTGGTTCTGTATAACTATTTTTGTGCTGAGTCAGATGAAAGCTGGAAATGATTTCACCATGCAGTGGTAATTCAGTTAGACTGTATGTTTCTGCAGGTATTGACAATGTGACTGTGCCTTGATTGTGCGGAGCAAACGTGATCACATTGTGATGATGTGTTACAGCGTCATGCACCAGCTTATGATGTATGTGTCCGTAGTCACCATGTTTGTCGTGTGTGAGCACTAGGTTATAGTCACGTGCTAGTTCCCAACATGCATGTTGTGCCTCTGCCTTATTCCAACGTGTGAGTTGATTTTGTTCATTGTCATGCCAGTGATCTTCAAAGCCCAAAAACACACATTCAATACCACGCCGGTGCCAAAATGCAGCAAGTTCTGCACCACGTGGATCTTGTGGTGTGTAGGTTAGATATCCAATGGTCCAGTCCATTTCAATATGAGCATGGATATAGCTGTAGGCAAAGATCACACAGTCATCAGGATGAGCTACCATGCACAGAGCTTTTATATTTGCCATGCTTGTGTTACTCCGTGATCAATCAAGAACATTTGATATTGTTGCTGTTGCTCAGAAGTCATCTTTACCCAGGCACCACGATGCACACTCACAGTAAGAGTGTTGGGATTTTTCATTTCAGCAAACTTGCGATCCCAGGCAGCAATTTCTGAATGACACACATTGACTATGCCACCTATGTGGTTGTGTTGGCTGTATAATACGTCAAGACTGCCTGCACCTTTCACAATGTAGCCCGAATACAATATGAATTCTGTTACCATGCCTTGACTTTGAAACCAGGTGGGAAAATTTTGATGGGTGTATGCATACACATCTGCAATCATGGCACGTACAACGTCGTTGCTTACAAAGAATGGCACACCACCTGGACCTGCTTGTTTTTGCAAGTCAATGTTCCAGAGCTGGTTGACTATTTTTCGACTGGGTTCAAACACAGGAGACACATCTAGTTGTCCTATTTGCAACTGTGCTGATTGATTGAACAATTTGTCTAGTGTGAGTTCTCGAACAAATATAGTTTTAGCATCTAGAATCATGCTGTAATGACCATAGCTGATGCTGGCAGTCATTAGCTTGAGTGCTTGTTGACTGACCCATCCATTGCTGTGCCATTGAGTGGAAAAAACAGACCTAGGAGTAACAATCACACGATCGTGCAATTCTCCCCACCAACTTCCGTTGATCAACTGGGTGATATTGTCTTCGTCGTTGACCACAACGTAGATGTTGCCTATGTCCAGTTGCTTGCAATAACGTGCAACACTTTCTGCTTGTGCCTGCAGAATCTTCAACTCGTCTCTAAATACCACAGTGATAACATCAATCATGTGTGTATGTATCAGACCTACAAATGTCAAGAAATTTTAGTTACGTTGCTGACCACACTGTCTGTGCCATACTGACCCTGCAACAAAAGTCTGGCCATGGCAGGCGATTTGGCAAAAACAGCAACGTCAATGCTGCTAGAGTACATGGGATTTTTGACCTTGACCCGGGCCATGTACACATCAAATCCCGGCGCCACACCTTCTTTTAGTAAAAACTCATGTGCTCTCATGTTCGGGCCAATACAAATGGTTGATCTGTGCCAATGAACTCAAGATAGTTGTTCAAGGCAGCTGGGTATTTATCGGTGGGCAACAGTTCATATCCTTGTGCATGGCGCCGAATCATTGCTGTGTATGCACCGGATCTACCACCACCTGACTTGGCACTGAACGCTAGATATGGTGGTTTATATTTTTTTGTATAGAGGTTGATGGCATTGATCACAGTGGCCATTACTCGACCTGCATCTCCCCGGCCAGTCATCTCATGTGTGCCGCCACGAGTAAATGCCACATCGGTTATTTCACCGTTGCCTGCTGGGGTAAACGATATGCCAATTTCTCTGCCGTCAGCATCTGTTGCTGCTGCATGAATCTCGCCCTGTGCCGCAAACTGTTGATCCCACTTCAGTGGAAATGCTGTGTCAAGATCGACTACTTCAGTTAGGTCTTCCGCTACACCTTGTTTACTTTCATTCATACCCTCTGCACCATATTGAGCAATTTTACCTGCTTTGTGCATGTTTTTTACTTGTTTGAATACTTTGTCTAAATCATCAGTAACACGGACTATCCACCCTTGACTAGCAATATATTTGAATGGATCGCCAATGGGCACCTGCTTGATAGGTTTACTAGGATTTTCACTAAACCATTCACCTGTTGGTAATTGTCTGAAATCGCTAGCATCAAACACAGTCAAGTAAGTTTTACGACTACGCATTGCTGGCAAATCTTTTTGGTCAAAATAAACAATAGGTTGGCCGTTTTGCGTAAACTCTACATAGCGTGTTTCATGTGCATTGCCTGTGGCGTATAGTGCTGTTCTACGTGGATCACCAGCAAACAATCCTTTGGTAGTGTTAGTTTTGAGATTTTTATTTTTCCAATAACTATCGTCACCTGTATCTAAACCACTCTGACTCCAATCATCTGTATGCTTGTATGCTTTGAGACTAGACGAAAAATCTGTGATAGGTTTAGAATCAATTCGTGTTACTGTTGCACCTTCTGCTAGACTCAGCTGACCTTGAGCCACTGCCACATAAGCAGGACCTGTATAGCCATCTGGATACTTGGCAAAGTGTTGTATAGTTCTATGCCACCCTTCTAACAATTCGTAGCCCTTGTCTGTTTTTATTAATAGCACTGGTTCTTTACGCACACCACCTTGTTGTTGTGCTAATGCTGCTTGAGTTGCGTGTCTTTCTTTGTCTCGTGGTACATCTAAGCCCATATCACTGTTTCCACCAGCACGACCTATCAATCGTTTAGTGGTCATTGGCTCAAACATATCCATAGTAAACTTCATGTCAGGAACAAGTTGCCATTTGGTGTTAGGAGTAAGTCCTGCCCCTTTTAATTTTTCCATTATGCCATTTTTGAGTTCTGTGTCTGGCAAATTGCTAAAGTTGCCTTTGTTGGGTACTAACCAATCTTTAAGAACATACTCTGGGTAGTTAGGTAACAAACTCTTTACATATTGCAACAGTCTATCTCTGTATTCGACAATGATGAATTCTTTTGCTCTCATTACGGCTCCATCACAGGAACAACCGCAACTTCAAGGCCGTCTTGATATCCTGCACGGGCCAGCCAACCTGCTGCAACTCTGTTGGCATCTGCTTGTGCATTGCCGATTCCGCCGAAGGTGTGTAGTGTGTTGCCTTGACTGTCCTTGATTGCCCAGGTGCCTCTAAATGTTCCAGCAGCAGATTGCTGTGCTGCTTGTCGTTGTCGTTGCAGATCCAGGGTCGATCCAGGCACAAAGTTCTGCTCTACATCTGGCTCGATGTCAATGATGTCAGACCGCGGTCGCGGGGTGCTGGCGGCAAGACCTTGAATTGGGGTGTCAATTGGTGCGTATCTAAAGTCGTCTCTGCCACCGGCTTCGGGACTCATCAACCAGTCAGTGAATTCAGAGTCAGCTTGAGCCTGATCGGCAGCATAGAATGTGCCCACTGTTCTACCATCAGAAATTTGATAGATTTTGTAGTTGCTGACTCCGGCTCGCTGTTCGGCTCGTTCTTGTCCTGTTGCACGATTTAATCTAAAATCAACTCGCTGTAGTCCATTGTCTGCCATCCATTGGCGAGCAACTGCATTGGCATCAGTATCGCTGTCTGCGTTGAATGTGCCCACAATTTCATTATTGGCTGTGCGTTGTATTTCGTATTTCTGATTTCCACTGCTGGGGATTGCAGTATATGCAGAGTCACCACTGCTCTTTTTGCCTTTGCGCTCCAGTTGTGCTTGTTTGATAAAACTCTTTAGTGCAGCCTTGGGCAATTCACCGGCAGCAAATTTAGCAAAATAACTCAAGGTATCATTCTGATCTTTGGGCTTGAGCACAGTGTACAGTTTCTTCAAGTACTCATCACGATACTTTGCAGGATCCATGGCAGCATCCAGTGCCACCACAAATCTCATCAGAGTGGTTTCAATCTTGTCAAAATTGTCACCCAACCAATCACCACCGGGACTACGAAATTCAATATATCCATCCTTGGTGTTGATACTGGTAAATTTACTGGTTGTGCCGCTGTGTACAACTTTGCTGGCCAGCTCACCCAGACCTGTTTTCATTTTTTGCAACATGGCAGCAGCATCTTCGGGCCGTTGAGCAATTCGCTCTTTGATTATGCCCATGGCGCTGTTTGCATAGCTGTTGCCAAGTCGACCAAATTGATTCAGCACATACTCGTCGCCCAGCAACAGCGCCAGCTTGACATAGTCCAGTTTGTCATTGTCAAAGCCTGGCACACTCACATTGATGTGTAGGCCTGTTTTGGCAGCTTTACTGGTATAGCAGCCTCGTTGATCAGCCCAGGCCTTGACCTTGTTTAGATCACTGATCATTTCGTCAATGGGCAAGGGAGGGCTCACAAACTCCAGGCCTGCGTCATCGCTGTCACTGGGAATCAGGCTGCCGTCTGGCTCGACCACATAAGTGTTGGGCTCTCGTTTGCCACCATGGTAACTATCAGACCAGTTTACTTTGCGACCAATGGCCTCACGGAATTCATCAGCAACGGATTCAATACCAGCACCTTCATTGCTACCACTGCTCCAATATGGCCACATGATATTGTACTGACTTGAAACATCGCTCATTGAACGAATACCTTCACTGGCCAACCAATCATCTTCGTGATCTTCATCGTAATATTCTTCTTGTGCATCTTCCTGCGCATCATTCAGCCAGGGATCTAATCCATCAGCAATGACTTTTTCAGCAGCGTCCATGTAATCTTCGGGAGTCGCACCGCGAGTTTCTAATGCTTCGGTTTCAGCTTCGTCCAGGCCCATGATTTCGGCAATTTGTGCTTCTTCCCAATTTTCTTTGCCGAATCTAAACACAATGGTAGTTTTGTAGGTTTCAAAATGCTCCATCCAGGCGTCACCCAGCCAAGTCTGATAATCTTCGCTCATGCTTTCACGCAGGCGTTGAATGTCTCTTCGACCGTTGAAGTCACCGTCAAAAAAGAACTGCGCTGCATCCTCAATGCTCATGACATTTTCGTCGGCGTCGTAGTCAGGTTCTTGTTCAGCGTCTTCCCCACCTTCGATACCGGGTACAATCATCTCAAATTCCATGCCGGCCCTGGCGCCTGTTTGTGCTGCTAGTTTTTTTAGATTTGTGGGACTCATGTTGATTTCAAACAGGTCCTGTTCTTCAAACAGTGCAAATTCTTGTTGTAGATTTTCAATCAGATCACTGTGTACTGTGTCATGCTCAGCCAGGTGTTGCTTCAACACATTCATTTGTTCAATACCGCCACGACTCAACTGAAACCCATTCATTCTAGCTCGGTCAATACGAGTCTTTTGGCTGGGGTGAGTGCTGGTGGGTGATTGTGTCAGTAGATCAAACATTTGCAATTCTGCTTCGTTCTGGGCAATGAATTTGAACACTTCGGCCTTGTTGTAGCCCAGTGTCTTGCAGATGCGCACCGCAAACTCGTCTGCATCCAGTTCGCCTTGGCGATACAGTGCAGCCACTCGCAATTGAGTTTTGTAGTCTGCTGACTCGTCATCAGTGCCGGCACCATGTTCCAGGGCAATATGTCCCAGCTCATGTGCTATGGTAAATGCCAAGGCAGCGTCCGGAGCATCCCAGAACACCGAAAGATCAATAGCAATCATTCGCGAAATTGCACTGGCCTGTGCATAATTGTCACTTGAGACCACACGAATGGTGGTGCCTTTCAACAGTGGCGCCCATTTAGGCCCTGCTGCTGCAATCAATCGGCGCATGATGTTTTGGCATCGTGTGGTGAGTTCTTGGTACCTGGGCGTCCATACTTTTTGAGCCTGCTCGGGATTGGATTTTCCTAACGCAGCAACATCCACAAATGGTCCTGCTTGTGCTACCCCTGGCACCGCTGTGGCCACTGCACCTGCACCAATGGCCTTGAGCACACCTCTGCGATCAATTTCTGACAAGTTAGTTTTCGTGGACTCACGCAGGTTAACAGTTTTCATCAGCAGGCCTGGCTGACCTTGTGTATTGGTTTTCAATGCCAGTTTGTTAGCATTTTTGCCTGTGGCACCTGGCTGCACATCGGGGCTTAGAGCCATGCTGAATCTGGGATCGTTGCGTTCTTTCTTGGTGGGAATATAGCCCGAGCTTTCGTTCTGCTGTTGTTTACGCCATCCTTCGGCCACAGCACCTGGTTCAAACAGTTCAGGATGCTGTTGCCCGTAGTTTCTCATGAGTTCGCCAGCTCTGGCATTGGCTTCGTTTTCGTATTTGCTGCCAGTAGCGCCTGCGTTGGGCGGCAAGTCTTGTTGTTCTTGTTGGTGGTAGTGTACCATCTCGTGTGCCACTGTGCGCAGGATATCCATCACATGACGGTTGGCCATGCTGACATTGAGTTTGTTGGAGGCAGGATCAAACTGTCCAAAGCTGTGATTGCGTTGGCTCCAGGCAGGGTCACGACGCAGTCGCAGTTGAGGCTGCTGCTGGATACCAAGTTCGCCCACACAAAAGCTCACAAAATCTTGCACAATGTCTGTGGTGCTGACAGAGTCTTGTTCCAGGAACATCTTGGTACTGGCGCTGACCCCGTCGGGAGTAGAAGCTTCACGCACACTTTCGCCACCTCCACCATCTCCGCCACCAGAGTCTCCGCCTAGTTCTGTGCCACCAAAGTTGTAGCCTGGAGTCCAGTAGCCACCGTAGCCATATCGCACACGGCTGGACTTTTTCTTTCGTTTGCGTTCATTGAGGCTGAGTTCAGCATCACGTGCAGCACTGCGAGCATCAACCAAGCGTTTGATCAGGCCATTGTTGCGCAACAGTTTGAACACAATGTTGTCCACACCAAACTCACCTTCACGCTCTAGTCCTGCGGCTCGCATGGTCTTGATCTTGGTCATCATGCGAGCCAACTGTTCATGATCACTGCTGCTTAGAATGTTTTCAATACGAGTGCCTAGATCTTGGTACTTGCGTTGTACAGCAGAGTCGTTGACATCAGCTGATCTACGACGCGGCACACTGATCCACTGGTTGTTTCTTACACTGTAGATGCCCTGTGAGTGATGCGGTTGATCTGCGTCCTGCACATACAGTTCCACATCAGCAGCGCCTATGCGAATGTTGTGCAGGTTGTTGTATTGATATTTCTTGGCGTCAAACAGTTCACGATAAACATCAGCACTGGAACCCTGGGGCATGGCCACAACCAGGTGCAGATCAATGTCTGAGTGATTGGTGTAGCTGTAGGCAGCATTGGAACCTGAAATGGTGATGTCTTGCACAGACACATCGTTGAGTCCCAGGAATTCTTCAAAGTCAGCTGCTATTTCTAACAACTTGACACGCACTTCGGGACGCAACTGCTCACGAGAGTCCCAGAGTCGGGGATTCAAGTGGTCGTGAAATTTCACTGCGTCGTCAAGATTGTAGGCGTCTAGTTCTTCGATGTTCATAGTGTATTTATTGCGCACTGCCAAAGCCACCTGCGCAAAAAAGCCCCTTTCGGGGCCGTTTTATTCAGCGTTGCTGCTGTTTGAGGCTATGACTTCGGCGTTGGATTCTGCTGCAAGCACCTCCGGTGCTATATTGTGCAAGGGCTGTGTGGGTGCTTGCTTGGCCAGCACCATGGCATGCAGGTCGTTGTACAGTTTGTCTTGCGTGGCCGCATCAAATGTGTAAGTGCCTGTGTGTCGCAACAGCACTCGCTTGTCCACCCAGACTTGTCCACCCAAATCACGCCAGTTTTCGCAGAATGTCCAGTCTTCCGAATAGTAGCGACCTTCACGTACCGCAGTGTCAAAGTAGGTTTTCATGTACTGATTCAAGCTAGGGTCAAGTCCAATGTCGTTGGCAAAGGGCTTGGTAGCAGGATGTGCGTTTAATTTTTCAAACACATCACGCTTGATCAACATAAAACCCGTGCCAGTTTTGGACACTTCAATCAAGTTGCTATTGGGGTCTTCGTCTACCCCCGGAATGCCATTCACGCACCATTTGATAGGCAGGCTTTTCATTGGGTACAGGCCGCCGATGACATCTTTTTGTGCATCCATCATGACCAGTAAATGCCAGGGTTCCCAACCAATATCAGCGTCAATAAACATCAAGTGCGTTGAGCCTTCGGTGGCCAAAAACTTGGCAGTGAGTGTGTTACGTGCTCGACTGATCAAGCTCTCATTGGTCATGGTTTCTACTGTCCACTCAATGCCCAATTGGCGTGCCATGTTGGCCCACTTGATGTAGCTCATGAATGTGCTTTCAGTCAGTTGTCCGCCATAGCAGGGCATGCACATGTGAACTCGTGTGGTACGCAAGTAATCCAAATTTACCTGGATATTTTGCTGAGTTGTTGCAGCAGGATCAGTTGGGGGTGTAGTAGTTGGTAAGGCGTCGGCCATTGGGTTCTCCGTAAAAGTATATAACTATTTACAGAGTATAGCAGAGCTGACTATTTTTTACGACCAGCGCAGTGAGCTTTTTGACTAAATCCTTTGGGATTGGCACAATTGATACTGCTCTTGTATTTTGCGCTCCACTTTTCTTCAATATAGTCAGAGTCTGCTTCTTGGTATGTTGCTGCCCAACCTTGATTTTCGTCAACTGGTTTGTCCTCTAGTGGTCCACCGGTTACCCAAGCATCACATGTTCTGCGGCTTGCACACTTGAACTTTAGGAACTTGCAATAGCCCAAGTCGCCAGCATCAATCACACCTTCGGCGTCTTCGGGACTATCACTATCAATACCTTGTGCAATACAGTCTAGAGTTTCTTGTCGTATGTCAAATGCTGCACAATTACCGCACAAGCTGCTTTGTGCTTCTTCCATGCTGTCTAGATTCCACTCATCAACCTTTTTCATCCAGAACTTGGTGTTGGGCAAGTCTGGGTTGAGCGGACCGTAACCGTATTCGTTGATGGCTTTTTGTCTGTTCTTGAGATTGAGTGAGATATCCTGTGTAGCCGGAGGGCAGTCATTATCTTCTGTTATGTCCTCGTTCTTGGCTCGGCCAGCTTTCATGTTGGCCAACCAGTGTGCCAGTTGTCCTTTGCGTCCACCTTGCTTGGCAGTTTTGCGTAGACTGCTTACACTGGCCTTGGTGTTGATACCGTGACGCTTGGCATCACCTTTGTCTTGTGGGTTTTTACCATCAGCAAAGTTTTCCGCCACACCTTGCTTGCTTGCTTCGGCCAGGCCTTCTAGTTCGTGGGCAGGCCAACTGATATAGCTGTTGCCGTTGATGTCTCCGGCCTGCACCACAAACACACCCGGTGTATCATCATAGCCTTCATCTTGACCAATTTCCCAACCTGCTGCTGCCAGTGTTTGTTCTACTCTGGGATCTTCGTCGCCATTGTACCACTGTGCTGCCAGCTGTTTAAGTGTGTCATCACTGAAGCCATCGTTGCCGTCATCGTCACCGCCGCCCATTGCAAATTCGTTTAGGCCTCGTTGTCGTCGGAGCTGTGCTGCTGCCCGATTGATTGAAGCCCACCGACCACCCATATGATGGGTCTGCCCGTGATTTGGTCCAGCAACTCCTAATTTTTTAGCAACTTGTTCAGGAGTCATACCTTTGGCCAGTAATGCCAAGGCCTCAGCATCTTCTTTTCGTGACGCATCAGTTGATCGTGCTTGAGCCGGACCAGCAGCGCCAACACCGACCGCACCAGCAGCCGCAGCGCCTAGGCCTCGTAAGAATCCTCTGCGGCTTAGATCTTCCTCTATGCCATGTTTTTTCATCAATCGACCAATTTGACTGTCTGGATTTGGTCGATTGCCAGATTTCAAAAACTGACGGATCATGCCCAACTCTTGTTGCTTGCGTTGCTCAGCGTTATCATCAGCAGGTTCGGCACTGGTGTCGTCACCGCTGTTGTTTGACTGTGGTTCGTAGTACCAGCCTCGGCCCGGATCATCGCTGCCAGTTCGTGCTGGGTTGTCAAACTTGAAATAAGCAATTGGTGTACGCCCCCAGTAGCCTTTGAACTCACCAGTGGCATCATCAAAGGCTTCACGATCAAAATGATCTGCTTCAAATTGGCCAAAGTAATCCGCACTGCGACGGTACCGCTCTGGCTTGGGATACTTGTAGGGATCATCGCCGATGTCGTCATCACCGCCTGACCCGGGAGCAAATTCTTTCAGCGATCTTTCATCTACTTCTTGTGTGCCAATGGCAGTATCCAGCATTTTGACCACAACAGCAGCCAGTTTGGGGTTGCGTTGTGTTTTGGGGTACAAGCTCATGACCAAGGCTGTTTTGCGGCGATCTGTGAGTGTGGGCCAGGCAGAGCGTATTTCTGTGGCACTGGTCATGCCTGGACCAAACTCCACTGTGGGCAAGTACACCATGTAGGCATGCTGAGTCATTGGTGCCAGTTGATCACTGATGGGCTGCAGATATGCAGGTGCGCCATCACGTTTGACCCCTCCTGCTTGCGGTAGTTTGTTGGCATCTTTTTCACTGCGAACAAAGATCAACTGTGTGGTAGCAGGATTGTAACTCTTGGTAATCTCTTCAGCACGAAATGGACTTTTGACTTGATAAAAGTTGCCCGGGGCGACTCCTGCCAGTTGTGCTAGTTTTTCTTTGAGTGCAAAAGGGAATGGACGAGTTGATGTGTCGTTGGTAGCAGCTACTTTGACATCAGCGCCAGGAAAAGCCTGAACAGCAGATTGATAAAGTGCTAGATGGCCTGCGTGAAAAGGGTGAAATCCGCCAGGCATGATGACTAATTGTTTCATACCAGGTATTTAGCCCTACATGTGTTCCAGCAACCAGAGATAAACAGGAGTGGTAAACTTTAGACTCAGGGTGCCGTTGCAGCCCATGCTGCCAAAAAACTTGCTTTGTGTTGTGTTGCCTGAACCGTTAAAATCGTGGGTGTAAATGGCCAGATCCTGAACCGTTTGATTGATATCAATTTCTTCAAATTTAAATGAGCCAACATTGATCACAGCGTCTTGTGTGATGTTGCCATCAGCATCTACTGTGGTATGCTCGGTTTTTTTGTGCTTGAGTACAACACGCAGTACGTGTTCGGCATTGTTTTCGTCAATATCATGTGATACATTAACTGTGTCAGCAAGATGTTCGGTGTTGAAAATTTGTTGTTGATCTAGCCAAACTTCCACACCTAGTGGACAAGCCTGATCCGAAGGAGAGATCTCAAATGAAATTCTAGAAGTGTCCATTTCAGTAGGTTGCAGTCACTGTGTTGATGGTGCCGGATTCAAATGCCTCAATCCTGGCCCGCAGCCAAGTGAAATTGCCCACAACAGATTCAGACAGCGTTTGTGTGATCACACTGCTGGCGTCGCCGTAGGTCAGTGTGACAAACCAAGCAGCCGAATCAGGATCTGTGTCTAGTGTGGCTTCTATTATAATTTCGCCCTGAAATCCAGTAACACTAAATCCAATGGTTTGTACACCGCCGCGACCACGATAGTAGTCAGCAGCTTTGACTGCGTCACTGAACCAGTCCTGACTGGACCCGTCGTAGTTGCCTGACGGAGTTCCGTGAATCACAGCAGTCAGCAGTGTTTCAGTGGTGATCATGCTGGTCCAATTTCCACCACAATACTGCTGCCCACCAGTTCCTGGGCCACTTGTTCCAGTGCTTGTTGAATGTCGGCACTGACAATTGCTGCAGATTCAGATTCTGAGTCTTTTGCAATTTTACTGAATTTTATTACCAGAACGTGTTCGATGATTTTTGCCATAGTGTATTATTTAGTCACAGTGATGGGTACGGTCTTTCTTACCAGCCCGGGCATGAACATGGTCAGCATGGTAACGTCTGCTTCCGTGTGATGATCCACAAACTGCCAACGCTGCATGTAGAATGCAGGCTGTGCCAAACGATGCCGAAAAGAGTCAGTGAGTCTGAAATAGTTGCCACGACTGTGAAAAAAATCACGCAGGCGAGCAGCCGCCGGTTGATCCAGACGTTGTTCCCGAAAGTAGCTGCGCCATGCCCAGTCACTTTGTTTCAACTGTATCTGATTGTGTGGACGACTGACCACAGCAGTGGAAATTAGCTGATTGTCTAGGCCCGGAAACTTGGCCAAGCGCAACAGCCAGGCATGATCGTTGCTGTAAATAGCCTGTGATTCCCACTGGCACACACGCCTAAACGGTTCCGCAGCTGACTGTAATTCAGCAGCTAGTTCCAGACAGGCCAGTTCAGCGGCAACCAGTTCTTGTTGGTCTACAAACATATTTCCTCGGCTGATATATCCCACAACTCTGGAGTTTTTCCAGCGTATGTTGGTCAGGATCCGTTCAGGATCTAGCTTGCGCATCTGTGCTGAGTACAGCATGCCAAAGCTGAGACAGTACTGATACTGGCCAAAATACAACTGTGAAGTGGCAACGTTTCTTGTGGCTGTCATGGAGTGGGAAATCGAATAATTCCGTCATCGCCTACCACAGGAATTTCGTGAGCCACTGCATCAAACACCACATCATCACCATTCATGTCCGCAGTGATGTCGCAGTCTGCCAGCCGATCAAACAAGATTCGCTTGCTGAGTGGCACTCGAATCAACTGGTCAATCTTGCGACTCAGGGGTCGTGCACCCATCTTGGAGTCATATCCTTTGTCAGCCAGCATGTCAATCACAGCTTCGGTCATGTTGAGTCGAATGTTCTTGGCCAGCAAGCTGGTCTTGAGTTCTTCGGCAAACTTCACAACCACTTTCTTGATAGCCAGGGTGTCCAGCTTGGAGAACTTCACAATCTGATCAATACGGTTACGCATTTCAGGTTTGAAAAACTCCTTGAGTGCTCGCTCATCTTCTCCGCTTTTTTCCTGCGAACCAAAGCCAATGTTGTTGACTTCACTGGCAGCAGCACCCAGGTTGGATGTCAAGATAATGATACAGTTCTTGACGTTGACTCGTTTGCCACCACTGCTGGTAATCACACCTTCGTCCAGCATCTGTAGCAAGATGTTACTGACGTCAGGATGTGCTTTTTCAATTTCGTCAAACAAGATGATGCTGAACGGATTCTTACTGATGTCAGAAATCAGTTTGCCGCCGCCCACGTTGCCATCTTCAAAACCCACATAGCCTGGGGGAGCACCGATCAAGCCGCTCACACTGTGCCGCTCTTGAAACTCGCTCATGTCATACTTGAGTAGATGCATGTCAAGATTTTGGCTCAACAATCGTGCCAGTTCAGTTTTGCCTGTACCGGTTGGACCCAAGAACAAGAAACTGGCCATGGGTCGTTTTTCGTTGCTGATGCCAGCAAAGCTGATGTACACTCGATCCAGCACAGCGTCCACAGCTGAGTCTTGCCCATACAGTTTTTGCTTGATGTTTGATTCCAGTTCCACAATCTTGGCTGATCGCTCGTTTTGCAGTTTGTCCGTGGGCACGCCAGTCATGCGAGCCACCTGCTGTTCAATCATGTCTCGAGTGACGGTGACTGTGCCTTGATCTTTCACACGCTCTCGAGCACAAGCAGCATCAATGATGTCAATACTTTTGTCAGGATTCTTGCGGTCATGAATGTAACGAGCAGCCAGTTCCACTGCAGTGATCATGGCTTCTGTGTCAATCAACACATTGTGAAACTGTTCCAGGCGCGGACTGAGGCCAATCAGGATCTTTTCCGTGGTTTCTGCATCGGGCTCGTCAATGCTGAGTCGATAGAATCTACGCATGAGTGCACGATCTTTTTCAAAGCTTTCGTAGTACTCTTCCCAGGTGGTTGACGCCACAACCTTGAGGTTGCCTTTGGTAATAGCCGGCTTCAGCATGTTGGCAAAGTCCAGCCCTGCAGTTGACCCTGCACCCGCACCTTTCATGGTGTGCGCTTCGTCCACAAACAGGATACAGTTTTTCTTGGATTCCAGAGCAGAAATAACTGCTTTAAATTTTTCTTCAAACTCGCCGCGATATTTAGAACCTGCCAGCAGGCTGCCAATTTCAAGACTCCAGACTTCATGCCCTTTTAGGAACTCGGGCACACGTCCGGCAATGATTTCCTGTGCCAGGCCATCCACAATGTGTGTTTTGCCCACACCAGGATCGCCAACCATGAGCACATTGGCCTTGAAGCGTCGAGCCAGCACGGTGATCATTTCTTCCAGTTCTTTGCTTCGACCAATCATGGGTTCTAACTGATCTTTTTCAGCACAAGCAGTAAGACTAGTGCAGTATTCGTTTAGAATGCTGTCGGCCTGGCTGCTACTGAGTTTGACATCAGTGGGTCGATAATTCTTTTGCCAGAACTCCACAAACTCTGATTTCTTCATGCCAAATTTCAACATGAAATATTGTGCGTGACTATTGCCTTCGCTCATGATTGAAAGATACAGATCAATCACGGTAAGGTTGCGACGACCGGTAAACATGACCTGTACGTTGGCACGGTTAAAAATGCGTTCCAGGGCCTGTGTCTTTTTAGGCACATCAACGTCGGGGTTGACCAGGCTCACAAGGCTTTTTAGATATACATCAATTTCCTGGTCCATGTGGTCAGTGTCCACACCAAAATTGGCCACAGTTTTTCTAAAAGGTGCATATCGAATCATGCTCAACAGCAGGTGTTCAGAGGTCACATATTCGTGCTGCCGCTCCTGTGCAATTTTCACAGCCTGATCAACAATGTGTTCAATTTCGGGAGTAGGGGTCATTGGAATCCTTGAGTTGTTTTGTTTATTATAACGCAATGCCAACTGCAATGCAAGTTTATTTTTGGTATTGTTGTATGGCCGCCACAATTTCTGGGGCAATTGTTTTGGGTATTTCGCCTTGAACACGTAACATTAGATCTCCTGTTTGGCCGTGACGATCCTGCAGGCCATGTCCTTTCAGTCGCATGGTGGTGCCCGGTTGAGTGCCTTGCGGCACACCCACAACCAATTGGTGTCCTAGTATATTGATCACTTCGGTCTCGACTCCTAGAATCAGGTCCCAGATTGGCACACGATGCTCGCAGTAGAGATTGAGGTCTTCTCGGCGCCATCTGGCATCTGGGCGGACTCGAAATTGCACAATCAGGTCTACACCACCTGGGCCCACGCCACTGTATTGAACATTGTCTCCATCGTTGATGCCTTTTGGGATTTCAATTTGCACGGTGCTGGACCCTGTTGATGTGCCTACATTCACAGTGCGACTGCCGCCTTGCGCCACATCCAGCAAGGTGATCCACACAGTCATACGCACATGATTTCTGCGAGATGTTTGTCCGGACTGCTGACCAAACATCTGTCCAAAGATGTCGTGCATGTTGAATCCACCGCCGGGGAATCCTGAAAACTGCGGTCTAGGGTTGTCGTATTCAGCTCGCTGGGCAGGATCGCTCAGGGTATCGTATGCAGTTTGCAGTTCTTGAAACTTGACAGTGTTGCCGCCTTTGTCAGGATGATGTTGAGAAGCCAGCTTGCGATAGGCTTTTTTTATTTCGTCCGGAGTGGCAGTACGAGCAACATCAAGTGTTTTGTAGTGATCCATATTTGAGTCGTAAAAAAGCAGTCAACACAATAGTTATGCTGACTGCTGAGTTAGTCGTTACTTTTTAGCATTTTTGTCAGGGACAGTGGTACCTTCTACTTTTTTATGGACTTTGATTTTCTTACAAATTTGAACTTGTTTACCAGTTTTCTTATCCATGACTGGTTTGCCAGAGGAGTCCATTTTTGGTGAGCAAATTTCTTTAATTTCAGCAGCGGCATGTGCTGTGCCAACTAATATCAAACTTGTTGCTAGTGCTAATAATAATTTCATTTTATACTCCTTTTTAAATTTCTGGCTGATTAAACTCTGGTACAACTTTCTTACCGCTGGCTGTTGTTGCTGTTGGGGTTGTCCCCCAACTTGGTGCTGGGGTAAAACTTGATGCAGGCGTTGCCGTTCCAAATCCTGAACTACCAGCAAAGCTACTTGGTGCTGGAGAACCGAAGCCTCCTGCCGACGGTTGGCTAAATGTTGAAGGCCCGCTGGAGAATCCTGTTGTTGGTGTTTGTATTCCGCCATTGTTGGCTCCGCCAAGTTTTTCTTGCGTACGACCATACGCAGCAACACCTAACACTGCACCCATGGCCAGGTGAAATAGTCCAGCGCCTTGCAGTGTCAACGGATTCCACTGAGTGATAGGTGTGTGAGTTACGGTCTGTAGTAGACTCCATAGTATGGGAAATATCACCATGTCCATCATACAGACAACCATGTACATCCAACCCATGGCTGGACGCCATTTTGAATTCATCCAGTCTTCTTTTTTTGTTTCTTTACTCATTTTGCTGCCTTTTCAAAAATATTTTTTTGTATTTTGTACCAATCATTCCAGGCATCAACTTTGATTGCACATTCATAGTAGGTGGTATAGTTGATGGTGATTGTTTTAGATACTTCGCTTAGTTTGGGATCCTGTGATAGTTGCTGCAATGCGGGGCATGTTTGTGTTGCAATTGCGCCTGGACTGTCGGGAAATTTTGCAGAGACTGGTACTGTTGTGCCACAGGCTTGTAACAACACTACTGACAGTAATAATAGATATTTCATTTCTTAGCCTCAACTGGAGTAGCAGCGTCATTGTGTGCTTTGACAAATTCTTTTGGTATTTCACACACGCCACCAGGTAAAAATTTTGTATCGTATTTGACAACTTCTCGATCAATATATTGAACAACATCTTGCCCACGCCGCTGAATAACTTCGGTCTTCTTGACAACCCGTTCTACAATTTTTACAGTTTCTTTTTTGCTTTCAGCTTCAGCTGCGGCCAACTTGGCTTCTACTTCTTTTACCTTGTCACGCCAAATCATTTCAGTAGCGTAGCCGCCTTTAAAGTACACGCCAGCCAACAGTACAACTATGCTGCCAATTTGCAATGCTTTGTAGTACGGTGCCAGTGGCGGAAAAAATTGTAAAATCTTATTGAGAAAGAAACAGAATAAAACAGTGCCGACTACGCCAGTTATCAATACTGCATTGACTATAAACTGTAAAAAACTGTCCGAAAAGAAATGCAGTAACCACATATTATAATCCTAGCACATGTAAAGCATGATTATAGTGTTTGATACGATCTTCGAGCCCAATGGTGCCGCCATTGATTCGTTTGGTCAAGGTGACAATGTCACCCTTGTCGGCCCATTGATTCAAGTTGTTGGCTTCCCAGAACCATGCAGCACTTTGTACACAGCCTTCGAAGGTTAATAAATGTTCGCTGGCTTCTTCCACTGACTGTTCTGTGCTTTCGGCATAGCGAGTGTAGTTGTCTTTGCCAGTCAACTGAATAAGGCCTCGACCACAATAACGATAACCATCGCCACTGGCTTCATTGCCGTTGCCCATGCGATTGGCATAAACTCTATTGGCAATCATTTCGCCTTTGCCTGCATACTGCTGTGCCAATTCATCTGTGGGAAAATACTTGGCAAAAGTCTTGCGCAGACTGACTGCCCTATAATTTAAATTTTCTTTGATAAATTTGAATCCACCGCTTTCATGAGCGCATTGAGCAACAAATGCTGCAATTCTCTGCGGAGTGTTGATATCGTAGTCTGGCAGTATCTGCTCCAGTGCTTCGTACCAACTATCAATATGAGGATTTCCCGGAACCATTTCTTCCAGTTGTGACAATGTTAACCCAAAATTGTTTGACATTTTAGTGTGCTCCATTAATTTTAGACTGACCACCCTGTGTGTTAGCAGCCATGCTAAACATAGGGATTACCGGGTATGATTTGTTGCAGTTGTGCAGTGCTAATTTGCATAGTGTTGATACCTTGTTATATAAGAATATTTATCCCATTCTGGCGTGATTCACGTCGTGATTAACTGGGCACATAATTTTTACATCATAAGTATTGCTATATGAATGTATTAATTCTGACGCCCGACGCTGTGGGCAGCACTTTGTTGCAACGCATGCTGACCATATACATGCAGTTTCATCAGTTCGGCCGTCCGGTGATTAACCTGCACGAATTAACCAATGGCCTGGCCAAGTATTACAGTCCTGAATTCAACCAGGAACTTGTAAGCAAACATGCAATCAAAAACTGGGGGTATTATCAGTCGCTGGAACAAGTGGTTGAACTACTCGGCAGTGTAGATCATTATAAAACTTCCAGACTTGCGCATTATCATATACGTCATCGCAACGATACTGTTGCTCAACAGGTGCCTTTTTATCAGTACCTTAACAAAAACTTTTACATAATTGCGTGTCGCAGAGCCAATGTGTTCGAGCATGCTTTGAGTATGACACTCAACAAAGTAACTAAAAAATTAAATGTATATTCAGCCACTGAAAAAATAGATACATTTTATGACATTTATCAATCAGGAATACAACTTGATTCGCAGGCTTTTGAGTATCAGCTCAATGCGTACCGTGATTATATCAACTGGAGCAATCAGTATTTCAACGTAAGTTCATATTTTAACTACGAACAAGATGTGCCAAGACTTGAACAGTTTATTCTTGGCCTTCCAGTGTTTAGCAGTCAGCCTGAATTGGTAACCTGGGAAAAAAACTTTGGAATTACATTCAACACCTGGAACAAGATGCACTATGCTCGCAGTGATTTGAGTAGTTTAATGTTTGACTCAAACAACAAAATTGACCAATTGATATTAGACCTTCCTGAGTCAGTGTCTTACTATCAGCAAAAATCGCCAATAGATTGGCCAGCAATAACTACACCGCAAGATATTAATCAACTGCCCGTGTCAATCAAAACACAATTTACACGTGACTATGTTCGTCAAGAGGGCATATTTTCTTTGTTGCCACAAGATCGACAATCTGAATTGTCTTTTGCAAAACAAGGCTATGTAGAAGCACAAAAGACTATTGATCAAATGGTCAAATTAGGAATTTTGAAGAATGGGCCACCAATCAAAAAACAAACCCTGGCCGAAAAAACAAAGATAGTAAAAAATTTCGATCAATTGACTGAAATATACAACCATTGGGCAATCAACAATTCGAGCATTGCAAAACCAATTGCTGCTGAAGATGTTTTAAATCAGGTCCGGCAAGAAAATCAATTCTGGCACAAATCTACAACAGATTTAGTTAATCATCAAAGTTCTTGAGAATCTGTTTAACAAAAAACTCGCTAGTGATACAGTCAAAATGATGGTAATCTCTAGCATAGTCTAACATGGACAATGCAGTCAGTTGATTTATATTACAAAAATTGTTTTTAATAAACCAAATTTCTAACTGGTCATTGGAAAATATATCAGTAGTTTCTTGTTTTATATGGGCAGGTAATTGGTCAAATTCAACCTGTGTAGTTGGGGGAAATTCAGACCATGAAGGATCTTTTATGTTGTGCCAGCTTTGGATCATATGATCACAAACACCATTCACTCCCGAACGTGGTATAATTCCGTTAAATATATTGACACTTGCTGTACAATTTTTTAAATTGGTGTAGCAATTGATAAAATTCTTAAGATCGTCTAATTCTGACTGGGATTTGTCAAAATGCATCATTCTAGTTTCGTCAGGGATATCAACGTTAGGCAATTCTCTACGATGAATGTACGACCATAACACTACCATGTGAGTTGGGTTGATTTCATGAATAATTTGTCTGGCACGGCGACTAATCCAGGTATTGCTAGCACCGTCCATGCTGACATTGATACATCGGCGACCAGTGGCTTTGGCTAGAACTTGCGGCCACGTGAATTCATAAGGACTGCCAATACCCACAGTAAAACTGTCTCCAACACACCAAATAGCGTTCTGTAACTCCTGTATAGTCTCAGGCCATTCGGCATCTCTAAATCCTCGACTGTTGTACTGATATTCAACCTTGTGCGGATAGTTTAAAAAATGTTGTTTGTTCAAACATCGCTTAATAGAATCTATTCCTGACGTGCCCCAATGTTGATTGATTCTAAAAAGTTGAAATAAATCAGACAATATCATTTATCTACCGCGGCCAGTGGTTCGTGTGGTGGGCTTGTTGGTGGTGACCTGCGACCTAGGTGTTTTCTTTGTTTGTTGTATTGTTGCCGCCGTCTCAGGCGAAATTTTGGTTTTGAGCGCCTGTGCTGCTTTGATTGCTTGTATAAAAGTTGGTTTGTTTTCTGACATAATAAGTTCTTTCTAATAATACATTACATTTCACACAGTTGAACATTTTATTTTAACCCTAATTCTTTTCGGATTTTGGTGGCAGAAATGTTTGTAATGGTTTCGTCAAATGTTTCTTCACCTGACGTGTATCCTACCCCGCGCCCCCACCCAATGTGTACAATGTTGGGCACCACTTGTATTTCGTATTGTCCCTGATACAATGGGTCTAGATCTCGACGAATAAAGTCTTTTACTTGTTGTACTGCAAAAGGATTTGAACCTTGCCAACCTTGCACATCACGAATCTGTATGACAACTTGCCCAGTACGAGCAATAAGTCGATCAAACAAGGCCCGATGTCCTGCATGCCAAGGTTGCCAACGACCCAACATTTGCACTGTTTCTCGTTGCCAATCAAATCTTGGACGCCGACGATTATACAAAATATGGTCACCCACAAACTCTGCCCATTTTTCAGCATTTTGTTCTGTGACTCTAAAGTCATACTGCTCGGGTGGAACAAACGCTCGGTTGGTATCTTCGTAGCGGCCTGCATCAATGGTGTCCATCCAGATGGTCCAATCTGCTTTGAAGTTGTTTCTCATCTCCACCAAAGGTGCCACAAAGTCACAGATCACAAAGTCTTCAGTGCAGCTCACAGCAAAATCAAACATTCTGATACTTTGACGAATGCGCCCTTCACGGCTGAAATCCCAGTCGTTGAATCGTTTGCGCACATCATCTGCATTGAACCAGTCCACCTTGCTGGTATAGTAAATGGGCGGCAATTCTAAGTGCAGCATACGCTCAACTGGCATGGTCTGTGTATTAGAATTGTCCTCCAGGTATTTCTTTAGCTTTTCGGCAAAGTAGGTTTTGCCCGAGCCAGGCAAGCCCATGATTAGTATACGTTTAGATTGTGTCATGCATTAATTTATCAAGATAATGTTGTGTATTTGATATTTTTATGCTGGGTATTTCAAGGCGCAACCTTTCTAGCAATCGGAGTCCAGTCTGACTTGAGTCTAACCATGGCCGCATGCACACCAGCCGGGGTGTGTTCTTTCCGAGTGATAAACATCAAATTATCATCAAACTTCTTTTGTGCTTCTGCGCTACGGATAGCCGGCACAAAATTGTCATGATACCATTGCTGTACATCTTGTGGTGTGCCCTTGGGCAGAATCAAGTTCCAGCAACCATACAAGTTGAGTCCTGGAGCATACTTGCTCATTAATTCAGCAGACTCTAGACCTTTGAGCGGAACTTCGCTGGCCAAACCAATCAGCTTGAGTTTGCCAGCCTTGACATGGGGATAACCTACTCCCACTGGAGTAACTGCAAATTCCACATGGCCACCTATGACATCCAACAATGCTTGCGCTGGACCTTTGTACATGGCAGTTTGTACTCGATCACCGCCCGGCACAGCTAGTGCATCTGTTAGGTATTCCACTGCTAGTTTGTGTCCGCCGCCGCCGATAGCAAAGTTAAGTGGCCGGCTCTTGCTTCGAATTTCACGAATTAAATCTTCAGGTGTGTTTACTTTGCTAGCAGGGTTTGCCCAAAATGCTAGTGGACTCTTGGCAATGTTGGCCACTGGTTCAAAATCAAACATATTGTACTTGACTGTTTGTGGGTACCAAACTTCTGCTGTAACCCAATTGGAGTTGCAAGCAGGCATGGCCACAGTGTATCCATCAGCTGGTACAGTGGCAAAGTGATTGATAGCAATGTTACCATCTGCGCCTGGTCGGTGCTCTGCTCGGAATACTGTACCGGTTTTTCTTTCCACAATGTCGGCCACAATGCGAAATGAAATTTCGTTGCCTGCACCGGGGCCATTGGGGTAGATAACTGTTACAGGTTTGGTGGGTTGCCAGGCAGCAGCCATAACAGGCACGGCCAACAACACCAGTAATAATTTTTTGATCATAGTAAAACTCCTTAAATAACTTTGAATCACATTTATTTACCAAATTTTTCTCATGAACACAAAAATTTTTACTCTAATCCAAAAAAATCTTCAGTCTGCGTTTAATTTACCCAAGTATCAGAAAATTGTTATTGATGCTGATACACCGGTAGATCAACTGCCGTGGACACCAGCAAGATACGCCAAGTTCAAAGACGCTGTAGAAGCTGAACTCAGCTTGTCCTGTGACTATCAAGGCACACTGCGAGATATTGTAGATGATCTAAGTGAACGCTATATCCTGCGTTTCTTCAGTGAAATCTGGAAACCACGCACCGGCGACTACGAGCACACAGGCTGGGAGTTGGCAGATCAAATCAACAAACTCGATCCTGTGAGTGTGCTGGATGTGGGCTGTGGCTATCATCCATTCAAAGGACGCATCCAGAACCTAATTGGTATAGACCCCTACAATAACTGCGCAGATTACGAAGTGGATATATTAGATTACCGAGTCCGACCTGAAAGCCATGATGTGATTATTGCACTGGGATCCATCAACTTCAACAGCCGAGAAGATATTCAGGTACGATTTGCACATTGTGTGAGTTTGCTTCGGCCTGGTGGCAAATTCTTTTTGCGAGCCAATCCGGGAATTCCGCACAAGACAGGTCCTTATGTGGAAATCTTTCCTTGGACGTTTGAAATAGCAAATGAGTTTGCTGAACTGTACAATCTAAAGCTGGACACATTCAAGCGTGAAGCCAACGAACGCTTGTACTTTGTTTATACTCGGCTGTGATTACTTGCCAGCGGCTCGGAGATTGGCGCCTTTGTTGAAGCTGGGACTGTAGGGACTGTTGCCTGGGCGATTGCCTTTGCGGGCACTCCAGTCATAACCAGCTCGATGCCCCGAGCAGTCCTTGGTACATTCAGATCCCAAAAAGCTAAGTTCTTTTAGTTGTTTGCGTGTCCACTTGTCTGGAATCACACCATGTTTGGCCACAAATGCATCGTGCAACTGTTTGCCAGTGATGCCGTGATCTCTAGCAATGGTCTGCATCATGTGATCAATTGCACTGTAGCTCGTGGGATTGTCAAGATCTTTTTCAAGATCCTCCACAGCATCTTCTTTCAAGTGTGCAAATTCTTTAGCTCGCATCACGCAGTCGCTCACGATAAATGACCAGTGCTGCGGTCAAATCCACAGCTTGTATTATGAATTCTTGGCCGCGGTTGGTAAACCTATAAGTTTTCATTTCTTAATTCGTTTTTGGTTACCTGGAGTTTTAATCCATGCTTGAGGTGTCATATTTGTCATAACTGTCAGCTTCGCCCATCTGATAGCCATCATTGTAGTCTGTAAACTCTAGAGTTCTGGGTTGGTAGGGATTTTGTGGGCCGCGACGATAGTATCGTATGCCTCGTTCGTAGCCTTGTCGAAAGGCAGTGTTGTCTGCTGCTTCCGTCACATTTTCACCTTCGGCATCAAAATCATATTTGTCATATTGGATATGACCATCATGTCCAATGCCAGACAGCACCACCATAACATAGTCGTCGCCGTAATCAGGCTCCCAACCTAGTGCTCTTAATTCATCTGCATTGTCACCGTCAGTCCAGTATTCATAAGCTAACGGAAATAATTTTGCCTTGTATTTCTCCATCATTGGCAAGTATGATGAATCAAGATTAATTGGTTCAAATTCTTGTGTTGGCCACATTTCGGCAGCATCGTCTGAAGTGATGTCGCCAGTGGTTCGTCTCATTGCTTTGTTAAATTTTTCATCGCCTGTGACCTCCGCTACACCTTCACCAGGTCCAGGTGGCGGCAATGCCAGCGTATCTTTCTTTTTTTGTTCAGCTGCTTTTCCCATTAACTTACGAATGTCAAGCATACTAAAACCGCGCTGGACCAGGTAGCGTAAAACACCTTTTAACAATCCGCTACTTGGAATATTATTGTCATGAGCATATTCTAATGCTGTTAAATCAGGATCTTCGATTTGTTGCTTGTAAAAATCAATTATTTGTTCTTTTGTCAAAAACACTTCGTTATTAATTGCACGAATCATGTCTGTTGTTAGCTTACCCAACAAAGCATAATCTTGTAATAGATCTTGTTTTCTACGTCTGAAGCGGCTTTCTCTTTCTGCCCTGGACATTCCTCCGAGGTAGACCTCTTCGTCCTCCGCCACACCTTCTGACTTGTTGCCATAGTTGGCAGCACCTTTTTTGCGACACTGTACCAGGCGACCTGATGCATAAGCACTGGGCCATACTTTTGCACTAGCCTTGACCTTGTGATAGCAGGCATCTTTCTTTTCGGCCAGTATTAAATCTGAGAAAGCAGGGCCTCCGCACTCAGGACAACGACCAGCAGATTCAGTCAGTAGATCAGATATTATCATTTGCTTTTTCCTTTGGTACTAACATTTATTGCTGGGCCTGAACGATTGGCATCAGGATCTTTGCGGCGTTTTCTGGCTGCTGCACTTGCACGACCTTTTTTGCCCAGTGCATGTGCCTTGGCCTGTGGCAAACACTTGGGCTTGCCTTCAGATTCTGAACCACGGGCACAGTCACCACGGATCTTGCCATCAGGTCCAAACCGCACCCATTTTTGTTTGAACCACTTGCGTAGATCTTCTTCCAGTTCGGCTTCGTTCACAGGAACACAATTGGGCACCATGCGATCGCCTTTTTTCTTCATGCCAGCCTGGCGGTAACCAGTCCAACAAGCTTCGAGAATTTCTCTGTATCTCATGTTAGGCACCAGCTGAAATACGCTGAGCCAGAATAGCACGAGCTACCTGAAAGTTTTCAGCTTCAATAGTATAAGTCTTGCCGTTGACTGTGAAGTTGTATGTTTTCATTTTTTAGGTTGTGTCAGTGGTTGTGCAGCAGTGGGTACATTCTTGTACACACGTCGGGCAGGATCATACACAGTTTTTAACGGTCCTGCCCCGGCCAGTTTCTTGAGTCTACTCATCATGGCGTCAAACTCATCAGGTTCGTATCGTCCACCAATTTTTTCATTGCTGGTTTCGGCCATGGCAGGTGCGCCAATTGATTTGATGTAAGCATCCTTTTCTGCTTGAGTTGGTGTCTTTGTTGGTGCTGCGGCTGGTGCAGCAGTTGATTTAGGCAAACTACCCCCAGTTTTGATAGCGGGTGCATAGTTCACACTCTTGTAACCAGCATTCTGTTGACCAAAATTGGGTGTGACTGGTTTCTTGGCAGCCGCTGCATCACGTGCAGCCTGACGACGAGCAACTTCTCTACGACCAATATAGCCAGCACCTTGCGGATCTTCACCTGGGAATTTACCGGCTGTTGTGGTTGCTGTTGGCTTGGTTGTAGCGGCGGTTGGTGTAGCTACTGTTGGTGTTGTTGGTGTTGTTGGTGTAGCTACTGTTGGTGTAGCTACTGTTGGTGTTGTTGGTGTTGTTGGTGCGGTAGGAGCTGTTGGTGCTGCTGTTGGTTGTGCTGCTACCGTAGCAGCCGCAGCAACTGGTAGACCCATTTTACTGTAAACTGAAGTTACCACTTCTTGTGGCACGCCTTGTGTGACCAACCAAGCAGCCAATTGATCTGAATCACTGGGTTTGCCCTTTTGATGCCAGTTCATCTTGAGTTTTTCTTTGGTCACGTTGGTGGTAAATTGACGACCAAATGTGCTCAGTGCACCACCTACTTTGCTGAGCCCACGGCTCAATAGGCCGGGTTTTTTGGCTGCAGGTGCAACTGGAGCACCCGCCATGTCGGGACGATACAATGCCGGGCGTGTGCTTCCAGGCACACCCTTGAGTTCCATGATGGCTTTGCGGTATCGGTCAACGTTTTCAAACACTGTGTAGGCGCCAGCAGTGGTTAAGTTCACAGTTTTGCTCTTGCGTCCTGTGCTTTCGTTCAATTTCCAATTCAAGATGGTTGTTTTTTTGTCAATCAACTGACTGACCGGTAATCTTATCAACTTGACAGATTCTGTAAATCCTTTTGGTCTTATTGAACCGCTGGCACCACCGGGTGTGTAGTTTGATGGATACATGGGCGCTAGGCCTGGTTTGGTCGCTTTCATAGATCCGTCTGGCTGTAGTTCAGCACTTGGAAAACGTTTGGTAAAGTCTGCTTTCCAGGCATCATATGCGGCTGTTTGTCTGGCCAATTCGTCAGCGGGCAAACCAGCGTTTGGTGGAATAAAACTACCCTTGTCGTTGACAGGAATGCCGTATTCTAATTTTTGTCCCAGTGAGTCAGTACCGGTTGGTCCAGATTGACTGTAATCAATAGGAGCAGAATATTTTGATGGATCAGCAGCAGCTTGACTCACATCAGCAGCGTCAACCCCTCCCAGGCGCTCCAGGCTTGCGGTCTGCGAAATAGAACTGTCAGGCACATTGCCTTTGGCAATGTCTGCCATGGTGTCAGCACTGGTGCCTACACCACCAGCATAAACGTCGGCTCCTGATGCAGGCGGCAATGTAATTTCTTGTCCGGGAAATATCACGTCAGGGTTGAGATTCTGGCCACCAACAGCGCCAGCGTCTGCTGCCAATTGTGGATTTAGCCCAACTAGTTCTTGTACCGATACACCGTTTGCTTGAGCAATCTGACTCAGTGTGTCGCCGGCTTGCACAGTGTATGTAGGCAAGTCAGGACCAGGTACAAATGTAGACGCCGCGGCAGCTGGATCAGTACCAGCGGCTGCTGCACCAGCTGCTGGGTCTGCCCCAAACATACCAGCAATAGATTGACCTGCCCAGGCCAGTGCTGCTGCACCTGCACCTTTGCCAAACACGCTGGAAAGTTTTTCGCCTTTGATTGCTGCGTCCAACGCATAGGTTAGGCCAGCAATGACTGGAAGACTTGCACCGCCTGTGGCCAGGCCTGTGACGGCCACCAGTGCTGCTTTGGCGAATCCAGCAGACTTGGGATATTTCTTTACCAGCATGCGATATTTCTTGATCGCCTGCATTACTGCACCTTTTTGTCCGCCGGCCAGGCCAGCCAGGGCATCAGTGGCCTGATCGTAAGCAGTGTCAACTGCTGACACAGGCACAGAATTCTGTACACCGCTCAACACCTTGTTGACCGAATCTCTAATGCTGGCTGCAAGATCTGTGGCCTTGTCTTTGCCGCGTCCCAGCATGGTACGATTGGTGCCAGTGGCTGTGTTGGTCATGCCTGTTTCTGCGTCAGCAAACACCTGTAGAATTTCTTTTTCGCTCATGCGGCGTTCAGCAAGGTAGCGACCCACTTGTTTGAAACTGCGATAAACAGGATCTTGCAACAGCAAGGATTCGTCAATTCGTGTGCGTTTGTTTAGTTCGGTGATTCTCATTATCGTAGTCCTGCCATGCTTTGTAGTGCTTGTACATCTTCACGAGGTTCATGTATGCGGCGTGGAGCAATACCTGCTGCCACACGCATTTCGTTTAGGTCGCCTTCATAACGCTTGCGATATGCGTCGGGTGTGAGTGGAACTTGTTCAGCAAATGCTTCTTCGCTCCAGTCAGACTCATTGCCTTTGTAGCTCATGCGCCAGTCTGCAGTGTCAAATTCTGTTAGGCTGGCAAGGTCTTCCAGCAGTGTATTGACATTGACTGGTGCAGTGCTTCTGCGACGCAGTTCCACATAAACCAGGTATCGTCCTGGTTTGATTTCGCCGGGGCTGCGATCTGCATCCAGCACAAAGTCATAGCCTTTTTCAAACCAGGCCATCAGGTCCTTGGCTGCTTGTAGGTCACGCACAAAGAATGAAATCACAATGATATCATCATCGTCGCCCATCTTGGCCGCAAATTCGTCCACAAAGATTGTGGGCTTGATCAGGCCCTCCATGTCTTTGTATTCAAGACCTTCAAGCAGCAGGGGCTTGGCCGGGTTGAACGGATTGTTGTAGTGATTGTTCTGCATCTTGTGCCTGTTGGTCGCTTTGGACAGCTTCTTTGTCTAGATCCTGCTCATAGGCTTGATCTAGTTCATCAAGATCAATGTCTTGATCTTCCATTTCAATGGATCCTGTACGAATGTCGTTCATGAGACTTTTGGGCATAGTGATTGACACCAACCACACCTGTTTGGTCATGAGCTTGGCTTTCATGGTTCCGCCTCGATAGTCCGACGGGTCGTTGATTTTGACCGGAATCTTGATTTCTTTTTTCTGATACTCTATTTCGCAATCAAACGGCAGCAGTCTACGTGCACCACGTGGATCAGGCATGAGATTTAGCGGCCACATAAACGTGCAGGTCACACGATACTTTGAAATTTCAGGGCCTGCTACCAGTTCTCCAATGCTCCAGTTTTTGAAAGCATACAGATCAACTTCGTCTAGCACACGCTCAAAATCCAACAGCGTGGCGATACTGCCTTCTGACATGTAGATATCGCGGATGTTGTTGGCCACTTGCCAGTAATCCGTGTGGTCCTTAAAGAGTTCTTTGTCCATGAAAGTATTTATGGCACCGAACATGATAGCTTGTATCTTGAATATCAGGAACAAAGCCAAATACTTATGATCCAGATATTAAAAATCACCACCCACTTATCATTGAGTACGTTACTGTAAATATTAGTGTCCAAGAGGACTTACACCAGGAGAAATGCATTTGAGTAGAAATCGCGCCCAAAAAGCACAAAACAAACGTATGAATCAGGCAGTAGAAAACACCATAAACTTTTCGCAAGCACCTAAGGCGGCTCCTAGACGCATAGACTTGATCCCTCGAACACGAAATCAAGAGCAATTGGTATTGGCTTTGCAAGATTCTTCACAACACATAGTTGTCACTGTGGGTCCAGCAGGTACAGGTAAAACTTACCTTGCTATGTTGGCCGCAGTTCAAGCTCTTAGAACAGGAGAGTGCTCGAGGATTGTGCTGACTCGCCCAGCAGTGGGTGTAGAAGGTGAATCACATGGTTTCCTACCTGGAGACCTTAATCAAAAAATGGAGCCGTGGACCCGTCCGTTGTTGGACGTCATGCGGGAATGTTATCGTGCCCAAGACATTGTGACCATGATAGAAGATCAAACTGTGGAAATTGCGCCACTGGCATACATGCGCGGCCGCACCTTCAAAAATGCCTGGATTATTGCGGATGAAATGCAAAACGCAACACCAGCACAGGTCAAGATGTTAATGACACGTATTGGACAAAACTCACGCATTGTTATCACAGGAGATGTGGAGCAAGCCGATCGTAATCACGGAGACAACGGCTTGATGGATCTTTGTAAACGATTGAAAGGAAACTCAGTTCCGGGTATCGCTGTGTGCGAACTTGGAGCTCGAGATGTGCAGCGCCATAAAATTATTGGTGATGTGTTGAGACTGTATTCTCACTAGGAGCAATTATAGAATAGATCTCTTTCCAATTTTTAACAACAGGATACGGACACACATGATGCATGTTGTGCCCGTGTTCTATTAAGAGACTCCGTAGCCCCAGTGCATGGCCGACATCAGCATTTTCGGGCTTGTCCTCAATCCACCACATGCCGCTGCCACGATAGGGTTCTAGTGCTGAATCTTTGTCTGCGCCGGTGTCCAGGCAAATCACACTTTCAATTGCATTACCAAACAGTTTGTTCAGGTTCATTTCTCTCAGCTTGGCAGCATTTCGGTCCAGGCTCAGACTGGTGATCACTCGAAACTGATAGCCGTGTTCTTCATACAGGCGTTTGACATAGTAGGTGGCATCACGCAAGGCAGGCAAGAAGCCCACAGCAGCCGATTCGTTGAAGGTTTTTACAACCTTTTTGGCGTCTTTTTCTTCCAGTTCACGGTAGTGATGATGCAGCAGATAGCTTTTCTTGTTGTCTGCGGTGAGTGTGTACCCACGCTCCTGCATCCAAACTGAAAATGCCCATTCCCAGTCCAGCAACACGCCGTCTGCGTCAGTTAGTATTAGGCGTTGGTTCATGAGGTTCCTTGGTTGTAGTTTCTGGTTTAACAACTTCCCAGCCGTTTTCTGCAAACAATCGCTCAATGGTGGCAGCATAGTGTTGATGATAGTAGGTCACAATTCTGTCCCAGTCTTTGGGAACCTGTACACCGTTCATGCTGCACTTGACCACTTGGAGCTTTTTAAAGTCCAGGATCACACTGGCCGTCTGCAGGTCCCGTGTCCTGATGTTCTTGCTCACGGCCATTGCTTCGTCAATTTTGCCGTCGGGTTTGGTGTAGTAGGTAAGTGTAAGATATCTCATTGTATTCCTGCCAGTTCAATCAGAGTAGCACTTAGATTGATCTCAACGTCAGCCACAGCGTTGTTGCTCACAAGTCCGTTGCGAATAATCACAATAGCTTGATCTTGTTGCTCAGGAGTCGAGCCCCATAGTTCCAGGTTGTCGTACATCCAGCGGAAAATATCTTCGGCTTCTTCAGGAGTAGAACTTTGACACAGCAGAGTTCGTGCCTCGCGAACTCGACCCTTTTTAAACAGGTCCACACACTCCAGCTTCCAGTCACGTGCACTTTTGTCTGCGGCACTGGGGGGCTGCAGTTGTCCTGATTGTGAGTTGGGCTGCAACAAATTTAGACACTTGCGAAGATCAGGGTATGTGGCCTTGACATAGCTGTCAAGTTCATCTAGATCAAACTCCACACCTTCAGACACCAGTACTGTGGCAGCACGGGCTGTGAATTCTGTGTGGTCAGTCTTGGCAATATGAAATCCTTGGCAACGACTGTGTATTGCTGGTATAATTTTATGAGGATAGTTACAGGTCAAAATAAACCGCACGGTCTGGCTGTAGTCTTCCATCAAGTTACGCAGTGCAGGCTGAACTGAATTAATATTCATGTAATCTGCTTCGTCAATCAGCACCACTTTAAATTTGCCATACGGCATGGTCTGACAGAAACTGATAAGTCGATCAACCCATTCTACCTTGCGGGCTTCTTTGGATCCATTGGCCATCATCACATCATACTCGTCCACGCCCAGTTGTTTGATCAACAGTTTGGCCAGTGTAGTTTTGCCTGTGCCCGCTGACCCACTCAGCATTAGATGCGGAATTGATCCATCACGAATCCAAGACTCCACTTGTTCTCGTTGTGCTTGATCCACAAACACATATCCGTCCACAGTATTAGGACGATATTTTTCTACCCATAGTTGTTTCATTCTTTTTCCTTTTAATAATGTAACACTACTGGTAGTTTACTACATATTGTGCAGGAAGTCAAGCTATCTTTGATTTATTCGGGTGGCTATCAGTGGAATCAACCATTTTCCAATGTCGAACTCATACCAGGCCCAGCTGTCGTGAAATCGTCCAGGATGTGCATGATGATTGTTTTGCAGTACTGATGATCCCTGCCAAGTTATCCAACTCAGGATGGATATATTACGGCTGTTGTCGTCGGTTTGAAATCTGCGTGTGCCGTAGGTATGAGCCGCGGCATTTGTAATTGCAACAAATACAAATCCTATAAATCCTGCTAACCCTAGACCATACACAGCTAATCTCATGTCAATAAAAGCAAATACCACAAGTGTGGTCCACCAAATGCTGATGACATGATTTTCCAACCAGACGTAAAATGGATCTCTCAGCAGCGACTTGCAGAGTAACATGGGCAATTTATGGTTATGCAAATGCCAGGTCACTGCTGCGTACCAGAATCCATTTTGTACAGGACTGTGGCAATCTCCAGGTTTGTCTGAGTGCGCATGATGTAATCCTATATGAGCTGCGCGATAACCAATTGGGCCGCCAAATCCGCCAAGTGCTGCAAATACTGAAAAAACTTTTGCTAGTACAGGATGAGTTTCAAAAGATTTGTGTGCAAAATATCTGTGTAGGAAAATGCCTTCTCCGACCACGTACATCAAGAACCACATGATAAATGTTGCATACAACCATATCGTTGTGCCGTTTACAGCTAAATCTGTAACAGCTACACCTGCCAGCATCATCTGCACACAAATAACTGCAAAAAAATGTTTTCGATAATATGTCATTGAATTTTTCCTTGATGTGTTCTACTCAATAGCCAGGCTATGTATCCTTCTATGTCGATCTCCCACCAGCGTTCGGTAAGTATCAAGCGTGAAGGATTAGCATGATGATTGTTGTGCCAACCAAATCCCATGCCCAGAATGCCCACCAAAATGTTATTTTTGCTGTGATCTGATGTGTCATGATTTCTATAACCCCAACTATGACAAACTGTGTTTACTGCACCAATTCTAAACATTTCAGCAGCATACGCAACAAAATACATCAATGCAACTTGCCAATTTATCACAGCAACTATAGCAATAGACACAAATAATGTTTTGTAGTAATGCCGTTCAACCCACTGTACTCGGCTTTTGATCACTGCCTTGGCCACTGCCATTTTGTTACTCAACATAAATTCTACATAGGGCTGATCAAACAACCACCCATACCAAGATTGCCAAAGTCCTCGTCGAGGGCTATGAATATCTTCGTTCTTGTCTGATGTTCTGTGATGATGTGCATGTTGTATCACCCAGTATGTGGGTGGTGCAAATGCAGACATAACATTGAGGTAGGTCAATACTGGATGCAACCACTTGGCCACCTGAAAAGATCTGTGCGCAAAATATCTGTGTCCAGCGACCCCGTTGCCAATGATTCCAAAAAGCACAAAGAACGCGATTGCCCAGGGCCAATACTGGTCAACAAAAAACAACCCCACCACGGCCAAAAGATGGAATGGGACAATAACTAGCATTGCATGTTTATTCATGTTGTTTTTTCAATATTTGTATTATGTAAAAACCAAAATCGTATTGACCTAGTTGCTGGGCCCTGGGAGTCAAGTGGTGTGTTTTGTGATAGCTCTCTCCCCAAAACATTGCAGCAAATGGCAAATTAGCAGCATAGGTGCCGTGTATGCGTTGTTCATCACGGTGTCCAAATGTGTTGATTATACCAATAAACAAATAGGCAACGACAGGGACCACACCAACAGCATACAAAAATAGTATTGGGCTAACTGCTATCATAATTGCAGCATAAGTTAAAAATAGTTTATCTATGTGCCGATGCAAAAACATCACTCTGGTATTTGCCAATAGATCAACTACTTGTCTAGGATTTACTTTGTTAGGCTTGTACCAAGAAAACAATGTGCGCCAATGCCCTACAATTCGATGACTCTGTGGGTCTAGTTCTGTGTCAGTATGCAAGTGATGTTGTCGATGTATTATAGCCCAGGACAACGGTGAGCTTTGGCCAGTAATAACCAATATTGTATAACTCAAAAATTCTACTAGTTTATTTCTGAATTTGAATGCATTGTGGCAAATTTGTCTATGCAAAATTACACTTATACTGAAACCAGCCAGCACCCAGCCTACAACAACTGCAATTATAAAATACTGCCAATCAAACACATACAGAGAAAATGCAAATGTTATAACTTGCAATAATCTTGAGAAATAATAAAATGTCATTTTTTAATTGCCCAGATAATCACTGCAGGAACATCCCATTCCCACCACTTTTCCCAGTTACTCCAGGCGTATGGCTTGGCATGATGATTGTTGTGCCATCCTTCGCCCAGAGTAATAATATTGGCAATCCAGCTGTTACGGCTTTCGTCACGACATTTGTGTGTCTTGTAACCATGCCTGTGAGCAATCACAATGATTGCACTGCTTGAGTGTAAACACAACAGGGCGGGCAAACAATATCCAAAAATCACGCCCAATGGCCCCCATAACGTCAATAATATCAACGCATAGACAGCAATTACCCAGATATAGTTGCGATGCAACCAACGCTGAAAACGATCTTGCCTCATGTCTCTTACTAGTTTAGTATCTAATTTAATCAGGGACCAGATACCAAACCAGGCACGTAAGTTACCAATTTGATACGGACTATGGGGGTCTTCAGGAGTTTCAGCAGCACGATGATGCTGCCTATGAATAGCCACCCAGGCCAAGGGAGATCCCACAGTTGTGATGACTCCAATTACGCTTACAAATTTTTCAAACCAGGAATAAGTTTTAAAACTTCTGTGACTCAACAGTCGGTGAAGTCCAATGTTTATTCCAAAAACTCCAATGAACCAATAAGTCAACAATGCTGTCAATAACCAAATCCATTGTGATGTATAAACCACATAAAAAATTCCAGCCAAACTCAGCAGATGATTAGTTATCTGCAACGACCTTACAGTCTGATTGTGGGTTGGTTTGTGCATAATGTGGCCCCGGGGATAACCATATTTATGTGTGTACTTTAAACAGTAACAACAACTGATGCAACATTCACACTAATTCTTCAACAATGCCAAGCACTTCGGCTAAAATCAAGCAAACACCTGCCATTAGCAAGTTGCCTGTGATCAAACATCCGCCTGCCACAATACGAATAGCACTCTTTGCAAGGCTAACATAAAAATGGCCGCGGCTGGTGTCTTTAGGTTGAATATCTATCATGTGTTTCCTTGTGGTTGCGTGAGAGTTTTCCACATTTTCTTTTTGGACTGTTCCTCTAGAAACTGTGGTTCCACTGAATATGTGGGAGAGTTGGCCAAGATCTCGTCCAGCAAAAATTTCAGCTGGTACAGGTCTTTTTTGATTTCCCATGTGGTGTATCCGTCATTGTAAGGGCTGCAAAGTTCAGCACCACTCTTGCAGATTTGATCATGCAACGATTTGTAGTCCATGGGTGTTTGAAATCCCATGTCAGTTGTGCTGCATGTGACTGGGTTTGGCTTCCACGTGAATTGCTCCAGAGAAAGTAAGATCGTCTGGCTTTTGATCAGCAGTCATCATGATGTCTTTGGGATCAACTCGACGTAGAGTAATTTTACCATTTTCATCTTCGATGTCTATGCCACGAGTCCAACGTCCGTGTTCCACACACACCCAGTCATAGACT